TAATAAATTCCAACCTAAAACAGTATGGGAACACTACTGCAAATATACATTGCACATACATCCATCACAGGCAACCGAGGAACAATACGATTACTTCCTTGATTGCTGGTCAGGAGATGACGAATACCAATATCTCTATGACTACTACGAGAAAAAATACCCAGAGTATAACCAAGAACTAAAACATTACGGAAAATGAAACTAAAAATCACAACCTTAGTAATCGTAGAAGAGGGCCAAGTCCAAGACATATACCATTCACTAGAAGATAATCAAGACAAGGCTTATCAAGAACTTATAGACCAAGTAAATGCTACCTACGGTGACGGAGGAATACTACACTTCAAAACCATGAAAGGTATCAAGAACTACTTCGAACACGTAACCATAGAGACTCAAGAGCTTATATCAACCGGATTCAAAACAGTCATCCTAAACAGAGAAACCAAATGAAAAAGAACCAATTGCTTATAGATAACCTTAGGACACATATCCTTCAAAGCCTAGAGAATCTAGAAGAACTCCTAGAACAAGAAGACATAAACCTAAGGACATTACGAATAAAGGAACTAGAAATATCCTTTACCGTAACTAGGAGAACCAAATCCAAATACCTGAAATCCTTAGACTTCTGGTACAACCCACTAACTAACTACAAAGAATACCAAATATCCCTACAGAAATGAAAAAGAAACCCAAGAACCAAGTATACATACCTCACCAGGATAGATGGAATGAACACTTTCCTACTCCAGGTAAACCAAATCCCAATTACTACACAGACTCAGGTGCAACCTTCAACAAGCACCTACGTACCCAAAACAAATTAAAATCCAAACAGAAATGAAAGCCTTACTCTTAATAGCCTTAATAATATATACCTCACTAAGCCTAATACATAGGAGCAAGAGGTATTCCCAAATACCCTACCCCATCAACAAACAAAAATACATATACATAACCCTACAGAGCCTACAGATAATCCTACTAATCCTATTAGAGACCTTAATCCTAAGGATACCAACCTACTAACCCAACCACCCCAAACAAAACAAATAACCAATATAATACACATGCCCAGTATGAACAAAACAAAATCATACTGGGCCTAACTATGTAACATAATACACATACACTTATCTAAGGTACATATAACCTTCAACCTAATATAATACTAATCAATATACATAATACAATCTGGGGATCGCCGGGGGTTGCGGATTTTGTGGTACCTAGTCTGGGCAGGCATCCTCTACTATACAACCACCATACCCCAGAGCTATCTAACACATATGTCTCAAGGTCCTAAGGCTATATAACCAATTGCCTAAAAGGCCCCTAATAATAGCCTTTTTGGGTACCTAAATCCGATAAATCCTAGACCCCTAATGGCCCCTAAATTACCTTATCCGAATTACCTTACCAAGCACTATTATATAATACATATTCATTAAAAATTCAAGGTAAATATGAAACACAGAACCCACAAGGATTTTCCATCCTACCGATTCTATTCAGATGGTAGGATTAAGAACAAAACAACCAATCACTTCATTAAGGTAAAACGTCATATGAAACTGATTGATGCTAAAGGCAAACGTAAAGGTATCACTGTTCAGAAATACTTTGCCGAACTATTCCCTAACCTATATACTTGGGAAGATAAAAGGGGTACCCCTAAACCTACCTATATACCTATTAGGAAAGTTAATAAGAAACGTAGGAAATATAATCCTAAGTTCATTAAGGCCATACAGGAGAAGGCAAATTATAAAACTTGGGATGAATTGGTTAAAGAATATAATATACCGATGGGTAGTATAGGTTATTTATTAAAGAAAGGTAAGGATAAACCCAGTGACCAGGTTATAATTAATATTGATAAGGTAATTATAAGGGGTTAGGTAATAAGGTCCTAGAGTTTATTACAGTTATTGGCTAAGTATTTATATTAGCAATATTTGCATTAATTCTAGGACCTATGGTGTTATGGCCTTACCCCTATTAATGGCCTCAGTAGGATTTATAAAAATTGATTATATATTATTTATTATTCTTATATTTGCAATGTGATAATAAACAAGAATATTAATTTTTAAATCCTATATCCTATGCGTAGTATTAAACCCAACTTAGTTAAAACTTGGTTCACTAAAAACCAGGCAATCCTAAACATTGATTCTCAGGTAGATGAGAAAGGAGTTCTTGAGTATCTTTCCTTCCTAATAGACGAAGGGTATCTACACATCCCAGAATTTACATTCAAGGCATATAATTGCTCAGAACTAGCTCCCGGTCGTATAGTACATAATTTCTATTATGAACTTTCTAATAGAACTCTTACAGGAGCCCAAATAAACTCTATACTTGCAGAATGTCCTTTACTATTCGATGATGATTCTCAACCTAAGTCTGCCTATACCGCTTATCTGGGTTCATTATACATTACCCTTATTGCAGAAGCCTAATCGCTAACTTAGGTACACCTTAAGCCCAACCTATCTAAGGTATTGGGCTTTTTCTTATGTAACCTAACTCTAGGCCATCATGGGACTTGCTAAGGCTTACCCATGTCCTAACTATAGACTCATAGGCCTTAGTTCTTTAGGACTCCATGGATGGCCCAGGGCATTGTAGGATTACCTGCTAGTCACCTAATGGCCTTTATGTATGATAATATACAGATAATAACTACCGGACTGTATGGGGCCTCCAAATTTCTAAAGTGGTCCTATACCAACCCCTTCCCTATATCCATCAATATACCTATATTACCTACCCACAACCATGCCTCCAATTCAAACCCCTAAAACCTACTTGCAAATTTTTCATACGAAATTATTAAAAATTATTTTTATCTTTGTATTGTTGAAAAAGCAAAGAGATATTTAAAATTTTGATTAACAATTTTTAAAAAGAAAATTCTCTGAAAATTTTGCTAATTAAAATATAAATCGTATCTTTGTAATGTAATCAAAAAGCGATACTTGACATATTGAAACAATATAAAATTAATTTATTCCTTTTCTCTTTTTCTTATAAATCTTTTAGTTTTATAGAGAAAAGGATATAATAAAATAAACATAAAAACTAAAAGTATTTTATTATGGAAGAATTAAAAAATGTAGTAGTAGAAAAAGAAGTTGCTAACAACAAAGTAAACAAAGTTAGTGCAAATAAAGCAAAAGCAAAAGCAAAAGCAAATGGCACTATTAAATTATCAGTTGATAGTATTTTTAAAAGTCTAAATGAAAAAACTAACGGACTTTTAAAAACTTCTTTAGGGAAAAAGACCGAAATTTATATGGAAAGTCTTTTTGCAGAGTTGAACGAAAAGCAAAAAAAAGCATATCGAAAGAAACTAAGAAACACTACTTTTTCTTTGCTTGATTCGATTTGCAAAGCAAAAGAAGAAAAGAAACAAAATGAACTAAAAACACTTGTTTCTGCATTTACAGAATTTTATAAGCAAGTCTACAAAGTGAATGATTTTTCATTTGCAAGTATTGCAAGCGAAAATACAAAGGACACAAAAAAAGAAGTTCTAACAAAAGGTTTACAAATAGTCAAAAATTTCAAGTAATTAAATGATATGCTATTAAATGTATTTTTATTTGTTGGTGTAATTTGGGTATTAATTCAGATTATCAAAGATATAAAAGATTTTTTAAAGAACTTATAAACTAAATAAAAGTAAGGGAAAGCAAATAAAAAATGTTTGTCCCTTACTTTTTATTTTTGAATGTTAATTTTAACGTAACCGTTCGGCCCTTTTAGTACCACACCAAAATCTCCCCTCGTATTAAGGGGTACCCCGATTATCCCACAAACCACACAACACACAAAGAAGCCAGAGACCTAACATCCCTGGCATCTCAATCCCTATAAAATGGTATCCAATATCTTCTTAACCCTATCCTTCCCTAAGACCCTCCTACCATTCCTTATCTCATAGAAGAAAGTATAATACATCTCAAGTTCTTCCATCCAAATTCTATCCCCTCCCTCCAATAATGGTTCTATTCTCATCATATCCTCAGGATTAATCCATAACCGATACCAAACCCTATTACCTTCAGAACATCTTAGGATTCTCTTATGGTCATCATCCCTTATCGCTGTTACCTTTACCATACTGATTAAACATTTCTTGATTCAACCTAAATCCAGGCCTAGATATAATCATCCTCTGGATATCATGTATCTTAATTGCCATCTCATCCATTTCCATCGGATGGTTGATAGGTAATTCTAAAAACCTATTCCAAATTTCCTCAGTAAGTCTAAGGATTGCCTCTTCCTCTTGGGTAAACTTTGCTAAATCTATATCTTCCATACTCTAATAAATTATAGGTTCATCTTCGGTAATGGGAGGGAGATTAACTCCCTCTCTTTTAATTCTCTCTAAATCTTCCAGGGCACACTCTAGTATTTTAATACGTTCAGCATTATATTCTACTGGAAACCAAAATGCTGTATGGAACAGGTATTTGTATCCCTTTAACCTTTTCATAGGTACCCTAAAATATATTCTGCCATTTACATCAAGAGTATCATCCTTAATACTTTCGATTATGTGATGGGAATAACCAAAGTATACATGGGTAAGGTTAAACCTTTGTGGAGTAAACCATGGTTTAATTACTTCTTGCCATAAGTATGTACCATCATTAGAAAGATTGAACTCTATATTAATGGTTCTACTCACCTCTATCAAGTCAACACATAATCCTCTTGGAGAATTTGGTATATTAATCCTTCTATCCCGAACTGTCTCAAGGACATTATTTACTGGTAAGTAATAATTTCTTATCCTTTCTTCGATTACCTTATTCTCTTTGGAATTATAATCGATTGCAGTGAACGTAGGCTCTTCCATTCTTCTCTAATTTTCTTTCAAACCCTTGGCAGGTAATACATCTTGGGCTTCCCACCATTACTTCTGTCTCTCCCTTGATTACTGGGCAAGGATTGGTAAGCTTCTTTTGCCTACCAACCTTCTTAGTCTTAATCTCTCTGTTCATGTTTCTTTTCTATATAAGTTATTATAAAGTATATCGGAAATAGTGGCATAATTAACCAGATAGTTAGGAATAGGAATCCCGGTCTAGTTAATCGGTGCATTGAGCATATCACTCTGGTCATAAACCAGGCAGGTATAATACAGATAGCATATATTATACCCAAGATAATCCACATCATTGTTCGAAGTATTTATTTACTATTTTGGATATCTTCTTATCTAACTCTACGATTAGTTCACTGAAGTCTTTGTCCTTCATATCCTTAATCTTGGATTCGATTAGTTCAAGGTTTCTCTTGATTGAGAAGTAGGATTTGAATGCTTGGTAATCCAATTCAGATTTATCCGATAGAGGTAGGATAACACTTTGCTTACCATCCAATCGAATATAATTCCCATCTGGTCCAAGTGTTCTTGATACCTTTACCTTATTACTCAGGATTGCAAACCCACCTTTCTTGTCGATGGTTTCTACCTTTACCTTTTCCATTAAGGTTTTGCCATCAGAGAAAATGACTTCTTCACCCTCCTTTAGCTTTTTGGTTTCTTTGTTCTTTTTCATATCTTTATTATTAAATTGTTTATGCAAATATACAAAATTATTTATTATCTGTATAATTTTGAATCATAAATTTTAAATCCTCTGAGGTAAAGGATTTGCGACTTAAGAGTTCCATAAGTTCTACAGGAGTAAGGATTATTCCATTTGGAGTAAAAAGTCCTCTAGAGTGTTCTGGAATTATGCCCTGGAATCCCCAATTGTTATATGAGTTAATAATCATGGAATTATCTCCGGTGAGCATAGCAATGTAATTTTCTGAAGTTTTAATACGTTCTCTTCTGAAAGTACCAACTTCTATCCATAAGGAATTAAGATGGATAGTGTAATGACGATAATCCGGAGTGATTAATGGGAGGATTTCCATCGAAAAATCCTTTCTTACCTTATCATCTTCTTCTTTAATGTTATGCCAGAAAGCACAATGAAAGCAAAGTTGTTTGGCTCCCATTATTTTAGGGATTGCCCTAGATAATTCGTACTGATGCAAGTCGATAGGTTCATTGCATAGGTGACATTTTTCAGTTTCCATATTTCTACATTATTAAATTATATAGGATAATAGAACCTAAAGAACCCTCCTAAGTATGGTATTCAGCAATACTTTCTAATCTTTAATGAACTTTAAAATATAACGTTATGGATAAGTTAACTAATGAAATGATTGTGGCTCTAGCCAATGATTTGGGACTAGAACCAGCCTTGCTTAAAGCAGTACAACTGGTAGAAGCAGCAGGCAGAGATGGATTTTTAGTAGATGGTAGACCTCAAATTCTATTCGAAGGTCACATTATGTACAAGGAAATCAAGAACAAATTCGGTTTGGACAAGGCAGTTGCTGCTCAAAAGAGTTATCCTACCATTTGTTTCCCGAAATGGGACAAATCTAAGTATCTTGGTGGAGCTCATGAGTACAAAAGACTCGAAATTGCCAAGAAAATTGATGAAGAATGTGCTCTAAAGTCAGCTTCTTGGGGAATGTTTCAGATTATGGGCTTCAATTTTGCCTATTGTGGGTGTAAAAATGTCTTTGATTTCGTCAAAAAGATGGAAGAATCTCATGCTTCTCAGCTGAAATTGATGTATTATTACATGAATAATACCAGTTGTTTGAAGAACTTGAAGGAACATGACTGGGCAGGCTTTGCTCGGAAGTATAATGGTCCTGGTTATGCTGAAAATGCCTATGACCAGAAGTTAAAAAACGCTTACGAAAACTTTAAAAACAAGATATAATGAAGGTAATCTACAACAAATTTATACCTTTCAAAGGGTATAAAGCCATGAATTTATTCGGCATCGTCTTTGTAAGAAAAGGGGCCAAGTTTGATGCCTATGATTACAACCATGAGAAGATACATCTCAAGCAAATGCAAGAGATGTTGTGGATTTTCTACTACTTGTGGTATGCAATCGAGTACTTAATCATCATGTTCTTCGCTAAATGGAACAAACAAAGCGAAAGATATCATGATGTAAGCTTTGAAGAAGAAGCCCATAACAATGACCATAACCTGGATTATACTAAGGTTAGGAAACATTATGCCTGGGTTAAATATGTAAAACTAAGAAGTTACAAGAAATGAATGTATTAGGGATTTCAGCAGGGCAAGGAGCTCTGCTGTTCCCTTTTAGGAAGCACCTATTAGGGAATATAGAACCTCGAGGAGTATTTCATACTCCCGGAGAAGAGCAATGGAAAGCTAATTTTGGAGATATACCATTCTACAAGGGATATTGTTTACAGGAGTTTGATGAGAAAATAGATATCATAATCTCTTCTCCAGACTGTGGAGCATCATCCATTATGAGGCTTTCAAAGGTTAAAGAATTGGGTAAACCCAAGGATAACCGAAGTTTAAGTCTAGTAATAGAAGGAATTAACTATTACAAGCCTAAGATTTTTCTTATTGAAAACCTGCCTCGTTTACTATCTCTCTTACCCAATGAATACCTTCAGGAAGCCTTTAAAGACTATAAACTTATTTTTCACGAAAGAAGCGTTTCTGACTATGGGAACTCCCAAGTATCAAGGAAACGTTTAGTTATCATTGGAGTACATAAGAAAACCGGTAAGAAATACTTGAATGCTTTTAATGAAGTATTCCAAGTAAAAACTCCAACAATTACTAGAGAATTGCTCTTTGAGTCTCCTTATGGGAGTAATTATAACATTCCAATTGAAAAGACTTTGGCGATGTATGATTATCGAAAGCTTCCTGCAAAGAAGAATCTAACCGTTAGAAAGATTCAGTTATTGTGGAATAGTGACTTCAAGAATGAAAAGAAATGGCCCATAAAGACTGCTAAAATGAGTACTCTCCCAGGAGTGTATCGATTAGAGTTAGATAAAGCTCCTCTAACTTTAAGACCTGCTGATAGACAGTTCCGACCTGATGGTTACCCTCTTGGGATTTTGGATTTCAAGGCAATTATGGGATTTCCTAAAGCCTACAAGATTTTCATGGATGAAGGCAATTACCTTTACTGGCTTAACAAGGCAAGGTATACCATTGCCAAGGGTTCGGTATATGAGGTAGGGATTTGGTTCAAAAAATGTTTAAAGACCATATCTTAAACAATTTTCGGTGTCTAAGCTTTAGCTTAGATATGCGTATGCGAAAAATATATAAATATAATATACTACGTATATATTTATATATTTTTATGTATGTACGTATAGGATGATATCGATAGAGGAAGACAAAAACCTTTACAAACAATTCGATTCGCTTTGCTCATCGATGATAAGCTGATGGCCATCAGCTTATCAAGTTTAGTGTTACTATTCTACTTTGAAACTTAAAATTTAAACCATTATGAGTATACGATTGATTAGTGCTAAGTACGAAGTTAACCCAGTTAATATCCGTAAGATTTTAAACCTGTTAAGTTCAATTTACAGACAAGTTCCGAAAGTAAGATTTGAAATTATCGAAAACGAAACTCGATATCAATTCAAGTTCGTTATCCTTAAGTCCAGGCTTTCGGTTTTAGAGAAGTATTGGATTAAGAAAAAACTAAAACGATTCATTCAAGATGAAAGTTAAACAATCATTGAAGGACATAATACTCCTTCTGCTACTAGGATTTACTATTTACCTTTGCTTCAGGAATTACAAATTGAATTCGTATATCAGTCAACTTCCTGATTCATCGGTCATTGGCATTCCTGATACAATCAAACTGAAAGAAGAGTTTAAGCCCCAAAAACCTTTTTCCCAGTTAATTGAACCAAGTAGAATCCTTCTCTACGACTTTTATAGAAACAGCAATAGAATGACTAAATCCCCAAGTTCCGATTCAACGGCGGTTGATTCTGACAATTCGGTAAAAGTCAGTAAGAAGGATTCTCTGGTTCAGTTTACTCTAGACAACAACAAGTTAAATATCAGTCTGTTCAATAAGGAGACAGATTCTTATTCAACTAGAATGTTCAATCTAGACTTAGGGAATTACAAATATAACTGGTATGAGGGACAATTAACTCAGAAGAAAATTCGGAGACTAAGTCTTAGTCCTTATGTCTACGGTAAGTACAGACCCTTTAATCAATTGTTCGATATTGGAACTGGCCTTACAATCAAGACTACGAATTTTAATTACAAACTCGGAGTTAATGCTTTCTGTTATCCGAAATACTTTTCAGGTATAAAAGCTGACTTAGAGTTTTCAATTCAATATAACTTTTGATATGGCGAAAAAGATAATCACAGAAAATCACACTTCCCTTAACCGGGAGGAATTAGCAACCCTTGCAAAGGTTTCTAATGATGTTTTCTATTTCAGTCTTTTCACCTATGTGATACACCCAATGAGGGGAAAAGTTAGATTCGAACTTTATCCATACCAAAAATCGGTACTGTATAATTTCGTTAAAGAACGTTTCAATATCCTGCTTAAGTTCCGACAGGCTGGTATTACAGAGCTTATTTCTATGTACTGCCTTTGGTTAGCAATGTATCATCCTAACAAGAAGATTAACATTATCTCAATCAAAGACACAACTGCTAAGAAAGTACTTAAGAAGATTAAGTTCATGTACAAGAACCTGCCATGGTATTTACAAACACCGATTATTAATGGTAGAGCTGGAGAATATGGTTCTGCATCTATGATAGAATTTGACAATGGTTCTTTCATAGAATCTATCCCTACATCTTCGGAAGCCGGTCGTTCAGAATCTCTTTCCCTATTGGTTATTGATGAAGCAGCAGTAGTAAGATGGGCAGCTCAGATTTGGGCAGCCGCTTTCCCTACCTTATCAACAGGTGGGGCTGCTATCATCAATTCTACTCCTTATGGAGTTGGTAATTTCTACCACTCTACTTGGGTAGATGCTATTGCCGGAGGGAATCCATTTAATCCACTTCGATTGTATTGGCAAATGCACCCAGAACGAGATATTAATTGGTACAATGAAATGTCTTCTGCTTTGGGAACCAAAAGAACTGCACAAGAAATTGATGGTGACTTCTTGTCATCTGGAAATACAGTCTTCGACCTGTCTGATATCAAGGCAATCGAAGACTGCCTTAGTGATTATCCCTGTATTAAGAAAAGGTTTAATGGTCAGTACAGACAATTCTGCGAACCAGAAGATAACAAGGAATACTTTATTGGTGCCGACGTTTCTACTGGTAGAGCAACTGACTACTCTGCCTTTACTTGCATGGATAAAGCTGGAGAAGAACAAGCAGTATTCAAAGGCAGGCTATCAGTAGATAAGTATGCCAGACTACTTGGAGATACCGGTCAATTATTTAACTTTGCAACTCTTGCTCCGGAATCAAATGATGTTGGATTGGCAGTAACCTCTAAACTTCAAGATGAAGGTTATCCTAAACTGTATTACTACCAAAAGATGCTTAAGAAGAAAGGTAAATCTAGACCCGAGATGGATAAATCTCCTGGATGGTTAACTACTCAAAAGAATCGTTCAGTAATCGTTGAAGGCTTAGAACAAGATATACGAGAAGATAATATCACTTGTAAAGACCCATTCTTTGTTCAAGAAGCATATACCTTCATATATGATGGTTTGGGTAGGCCAGTTGCAATGGGTAAACATAGAGCTAACAATTCAGCAGTAGATGTAGACCTTGAAGGTGATGTCTATTCTGATGACTCCATATTTGGTAAAGCTATATGTAATCACATAAGGAAAGGAAAAACTAACGTAATTGTACAACCAAAATGAAAAAGAAGTTCAACTTTAATTGGAGTTGGGGAAGAAAGAAGGACCCACCTCCAGAACCCTACAAAGAGGAGAAGAAATCAAAACCTTCTACTATCTCTCCTGGTAGAGTTTCAGTCGATGAAGATGAATCTCTTATCAGCTCATTAAAGGGTATTACTGCAATGGTAGACCCTTCTTTTCGTGTTGAAGTAATACCTCTAATTCGAGATTTATATAAAGTAAATCCGGATATGGGCATTGCTTTGCAGGATATGTTTAAGTTAACCAATACTGGTCATACTATAACATTCCCCAACAATACGGATGAAGAAGCAGATAAGATGAGGAAACACTTGGCTGAGAAAACTAAGAAATGGTCAAGGTATACTGCTGGAATAGATGGCTTGGTTAACAAGATGATTGTACAATGTCTTGTTGGCGGAGCTATTTCTGTTGAGGGAGTTCCCGATGAAAAGCTGGAAGGTTTGGATACTATCCTATTCCTTAGACCCGAGAACATTGTATTCAAAAGGGAAAACAATGGAGTATATTCTCCTTATCAAAGGAATAAGAATTACTTCATAAAGCACCAGGATTACATTAAGCTTAACCCAGAGACTTATGTATATGCTGCAATGTATAATGATACCGATGAACCATACGGAATACCACCGTTCATGGCAGCATTGGATTCATTGAAAGGACAACATGATATGAGGGTAAACTTTAAACATATCATGGAAGTCTGCGGTATGGTAGGATTCTTGGAAGCTAAGATGGCTAAACCTGACCAATCTGGTAATGAAAGTGTAAGGCAATATGAAGCTAGACTAGAAAGAAACCTAAGAGACCTAAAAAGAAATCTTAGGGATGGTATGAAAGATGGAATTGTAACGGGTTACATTGATGACCATGAGTTTAAGCTTAACTCTACCACTAAGGAATTAGGTAACATCAAGGAACCCTGGAACATGAATCAGCAATCAGTTGCCAATGGTTTGGGAGTTAATGGTAATCTTATCGGAGTTAGTTCAACAACTGGTGAGGGAGCAACGGGAATAATGCTCTCTAAATTAATCAGCCAGTTAAAGAATCTACAAATGCTTGTAAGTTATGTATTAGATTTTCTTTATTCTCTAGAACTGCGTCTGGCAGGATTTAATAACAAGGGAATAAAGATTCAATGGGGGACTTCAACTATCTCGGATGAAGTTAAAGTTCAACAAGGTCTTCAATACAAGATACAGAATTTGGATTTGTTGTACAAAGCTGGTATCATTAGCCAAGACCAATATGCTTGGGCAATGGGGTATGATTCTCCTGATGAGGATGAACCAAGAGTTTCACTTGAAGACCAGTTTGCTAAAGGTGGTAATTTAGACCCTCAAGAGGGTACTAAGAAGAAACAAAGGCAGAACGATAAGAATCAATCTGCTCGTAGGTCAAGAGATAAAATTAACCCGGCTCCTTCTCGAGGAGACCAAAATACTAAAGCAAGATGAGTAAATTTACAACGAAAAACAAAGAGCATCTTGATTCTATGGTGATTGGGCAAGGTCATACTATAATGGCTGGGTATATCCCAGAATCAGTAGGAGCCCAAGCCTTCTCCGAGAATTATTATAAATGGAAGACTCCAACACCTGACACAATTGCTCAATTTGGATTTTGGGGAGGTGATATAGATTACAATACTTATTATCCTAACCTTGATAAATCTGAACTTACTCCTAAGGACGAAGAATTTATCGAACCGATGTTTAGATTACTTTCAGAAACGATTGTATCTAAAAATTGGAATCCTACTGACTTTAGTCAAAATGGAGTACTAAAGGCATCAATGAAAATGTTACTTGGTCAAACCGTAAACTGCGACCATGAAACAAACATTGGTAATGCAATCGGGGCTGTATCTCAAGTGATGTGGCAAGAATCTTATAAAGATGGACACTTCACTATTCCTGCAGGTATCAATGGTATTCTGAAGATTGATGGTAAGGCAAATCCAAGAATTGCTAGAGGAATCCTTATGGAACCTCCTTCAATCCACAGTAATTCAGTAACTGTACAGTTCAAGTGGGATAAATCTCATCCAGGAATGGAAGATGGTGAATTCTACCAGAAGCTTGGTACCTATGATTCTAAGGGAGAGATGGTACGTAGAATAGTTACTGAGGTAGTTCGTTATTTGGAAACTTCATTAGTATCCCATGGTGCTGATTCATTTGCTCAAAAGATTGGTTCAGATGGTAAAATTGTTAATCCTACTTTTGCAAAAAGAACCTGGGCTTCTTATGAGGAATATAGGGATGACAAGTCCAAACAGTACTTCTTTACTGACTACAAAACAGATCTCTCGGAGTTTCAAGAAAAGGACGATACTCAGGGTTCTTTAATTGATAACCAAGAAAACCAAAATAATAATAAAGAGAATATGAACAAAGAATTGCAAGAATTTCTTGAAAAGCTTTTCGGGGATAATATGCTATCCCTTGCAGAAGGCAAAGAGATGACTCAGGAAGAAGTTATCTCATGTATTCAAAGCTTGGTATCATCCAAAAACAGTCTTCAGACTACGGTTGATAATCTGACTACAGAGAAATCTTCTCTCACTGAACAGATTACTAATCTGAATGCTGAAGTAGCAAACTTGAAGGAAATGGCAACAGTAGGAAAGAATCACATTGCTTCCCTCCGTGAAAATGCCGTTGGTACTTACAAGAAGTTGATGGGTGACAAGGCTGATGAAACTATCATCACAATGTTGAATGCCGAAACTACCGGCATGGTTACTTTGATTTCTCTCCAGAAAGACTATCAGGCTCGTTTGGAAGAAAAGTTCCCAATGGTATGCGCAAGCTGTGGTTCTCACGATGTAAGCCGTGCTTCTTCAGCTCAGGAATCTGAAGATAAATCAGGAACTCAGACTAAGGATAAATCTAAATTCGTAGAGAAATCTACTTCCGATGTTCTTGATGACATCTACAAGAGTAAGTTCAAATAAAGAAATAATCGATAAATATCACTGTTATGACGAAAATCGTAAACAAAGACCAAGCAATGACTCTCTTTGGGGAAAAAACTCCAAGAGCGGTGATTTACAAAAGTGAATCCCACAAATTGCACCAAGCCTTCAATGTAAAAGAAGGAGAAACAATCGTTCAGGGTATGCCGGTGGCAATTGATGAAACTGGCCTCATATTCCCTTTCAAAGATGCTGCTACTGAAGTATATTTGGGAGTTGCTGTTACTGATAACATTAATCCGGCTTACCGTGCCCAGCATAACTTCCCTGTAGAAGTTACAGTTGCCATGGAAGGTTACATGATTTGTAATTGGGTATCAAATGCTACTCTCACTGCTGGTTATGTAATCCCTTCTGGAGATTTGCTAAATGACCGTTTTGTAAAAGCAAACCAGGGAACCTCAACTCCTTTCATTGCTCTTACTCCGGCAGACGAAGCAAACGAGTTAATCCAAGTACTTATTAAATAAGAAGAAAAATACATTATGGAAAAAGTTGATATTTCAAAACTGAAGAAGGAAGACTTTATCAAAGAACTTCCTCAAATGGTAAGTCAGCTGGATGCTTTCCGTCAGGGAGCCCAGAATAAAAAGCCGGTAGAAGTTACCCTGGGTGAACTTGCTACAGGTAAGTGGGGAATCACAGAAGATGAATTGTTCGAAAAGGTTGGTATCAATCCGAAAATCGATACAATGGAAAACATCTTCACAATGCCTCAGCAAGATGTTCGTTGGATTGTTCCGGAAATCATTCGTTCTGCCATTACTTTGGGTATGCGCCAAGCTCCGTTTTATCCGGAGATTATTGCATCTGACCAGTCTATCAATGGGCTGACTGCTATCATGCCGATGATTAACATGTCCGATGCTGCACCGGCTAAGGTTAACGAGGCAGAAACAATTCCATTGGGAGATGTAAGCTTCGGACAGAAATCAGTTTCTCTGTTTAAAATCGGTAAAGGTTTTAAACTTACTGATGAAGTTCGTAACTACGTTTCTCTCGATGTATTGGCAATCTACCTTCGTGACTTCGGTGTTCAGCTGGGTTATGCAATGGATACATTGGCTATGGACGTTGTTATCAATGGTAATAAACCGGATGGTTCAGAATCTGCTCCGATTATCGGTGTATACGAAACAACCAATGGTATCACATATAAGGACCTTCTCCATATTTGGGTACGTGCTGCTCGTATGGGACGTAACTTTACTACAATGATTGGTGGAGAAGACCAAGCTATCGAAATGTTGAACCTGCCTGAGTTTAAAGACCGTCATTCAGGTACTACTGAAGCTACACTCAACATCAAGTCTCCGGTACCTAAGAATGCCAACTTCTACATCCACCCGGGAACTCCTGACCAAGGCCTTCTGCTGATTGATACATCTGCTGCCTTGATTAAGCTTACTGCTAAGCAGTTGATGTTGGAATCTGAAAGAATCGTTTCCAATCAGACTCAAGCAATCTATGCAAGCTTGACTACTGGCTTCTCTAAGATGTATCAGGATGCTGCACTCATCTTGTCTGCAGATAAGAAGTTCTCTGAAGCTGGATTCCCGGACTTCATGAACATAGACCCGTACTTGATGGTTAACCTAGAGTAAAGCCACCTGGTTTTATTTTACACAGTTCTAATTTCGAATGGGATAGGGTCCTCGCAAAACCCTATCCCTATTTTTAAAACATCTAAAAACTTAGTAGATTATGAGTGAAAAAATAAAAGTAACTGTAGGGGCCAAAGCTTACAGTTTTCATGACCAGTCAACTGGTATCACTATCGCAAGAGGAGAAGAAAGAGAACTTACTCTCCGTCAATTTGGTTCAAAGAAAATCCAAATGGCTTTGAACTCGGGACATCTTCGGATGATTGCTGACAAAAACAAAGTAGAGAAATATTCGGCTAACGATTTGGACAAGCTGGAAAAGAAACTGACGGCTCAGTTTGAAAAGGGTATGGAAGTTGCAAAGATTGCAAAGGCCTATACTCTGGAAGAACTTACTCTCATTGCTGCTCGCCACGAAATCGTAGCCGAGAAGAATGATACTCCGGTAACCCTGGTTCAGGCATTGCTGGAAGAGTTCGAAGAACAATCTAAATAATTCATCATGGAAAATCTAGACTTCGTAGCTACTACGAATGGTCTGGAAGTTTCATTTAGAGTACTAAGCAAAGTCCCAGCCAAGGCCATTTTTGACTGGGACTTTGGTGATGATAAGGGGTCCGCTTACGATGTTAAGCAACCAACTTACACTTATGAAAAGTCCGGATTTTATACAGTAGCACTGAATATCACGAACTCCGATGGACTTAATCTTTCTGCTACCAAATTAGTAATTGTAAATACAGAGGCTGTTACTACATTAACGGACAGTATATATAACCTTATTAATTATTTCATTCCTTCAGAAATCTCCGATGGTATGACCATAGAGGAGAAGGAGATGTACATAACTAAATGGCAATTATATATCCAACCACTAGTAAATCATTGTATTCCTTTGGATAAATATAATGATGAATTAATGTACGAAGCTCTAGAAAACCAATTAATAATGGAATTGGCAGCCTGGGATTATCTAAATGTCAAGCTCCTTAATTTATTAACGAGTACCGGAGAATACCTTAGTCAACTAACATCAACCAAAGAACAAGAGGGGGATGGTAGTTCGAAACCAGAACTTGCCCGAGGTGATAGGATTAAACAAATCACTACTGGGCCTACTGAAGTACAGTACTATGATATGCTTTCAGATTCAACATCTTCATTATGGAAAACATTCTCACAAGCTTTGCAACCTGGAGGTGTCATAGACGAATTAAAACAAAGACTTTGTATGTTAGCTACGAGATTGGAAATCTACTTACCATTCTGTGCACCAGTTAGTAAGTTAGTAGTTCCTCGAGTAGTTGACAGAAGAAGACCTGGTATATTAGATGGACCTAATCCAAGTGTACCAGTAAAAAGAAACGGTAGAACCTTAATCAAGAAAAGATGACCAAGACTTCTCATAGAATGGTAAAGAATCGTTCTTGGGATAGATACAAGAAGATTATCAATGACTTCTTGGATATAGATGCTGGAAGGCAAACTATAACTTGGGCAAAGAGTGTAAATCAACTCCTAAGTCATGGAGAAGATTATATCCCTAAATATTATAATATACCCATCGAGGCTCTCTGTTATTACAATGCCTTTCGAAACTGGCCTATCAATAAAGCCACAATCACGGGAGAACTCGATGATGAGAATCTATCCATATTAGTTACAAAAGCCTATATAGAAAACCTGGGACATCTAACTCCAGAAGGTTATTGGGATTTTAACTGGTCTGAGGATAGGTTCGTAATTAATGGTATTACTTATAAACCTGCAGGAGATACACAAGTTGCCCAGGCCAAAGATGAAGCATTGGTGTTCATGGTCATTCTCAAGAGAGATAGAGATACCAAAATCGAATTTGTAGAATAAAAATGAACGTATATGGCAAAGATGTTACAATTACGATGGACTCGAATTGAAACCCAAAATGGGATTTGGTTCGATAGTAATATGGTAATCCTGAATGGTGTATGCGGAATACATGTTGAAATGAAAGGGCAAGGGAATGATATTACAGCCATGCAATCCATGACTGGTGATAAATACGTTTCTTGCTTTCAAGATTATTTCGGAGACCTTTGGGATAAGATAATACCTCATCCAGGTATTGGGCAAACTATGAAGTTCAGAGTCAACAGATTACCAGATTATGCAATAATCAGAGGTGATGTTGAGGATGGCGGAGATGTAGACCCTGATAATCCAGGAATACCTATGAATGCTTTCTGTGGTTCAGGAGGAGAACCATTCAGAGGTAGTGATACTGAACTGTTCTTGGGTAAACAAATGATTAATTAACCCTTAAATATATAAACCTATATGTACGTAAGTAAATATTACACCTGCGAGGAAATTGACCAGCGGTTGTTACAAGGTTACTATGATGACTTAGTGACTGCTGGTTTTGCTGGAACTCTCAATGAATTCTGGGCCTTCATTCTCTCTATTAAGAACAAGGTTGATAAGAGAGAGGGATATGACTTATCGAAAAACGATTTTACCGACGAACTGAAAAGAAAGTTGGATGGAATCGAAGAGAAAGCCAATTACATCACAAAAGTTTCTCAGTTGGAAAATGATTCTAAGTTTCAGACTGAAGAACAAGTTAAGAAAACGATTGATGATTTGGTTGACGGTGCTGGTGATGCTCTGGATACTCTTAAGGAGTTGGCAGAAGCATTAGGAAATGACCCCAACTTTGCAACCAATATCACAAATAAACTTACCGACCTTCGTAATGATTTGACTGCTGAGGTTAATCGGGCAAAAGAAAAAGAAGCCGAACTCGGTTCTCAAATTACAGCAGTAAACAATGCTTTACTTAAAGCTGTGGATTTACTCAATGAAAAGATTGATAATATCCGTATTGCTTTGGTAGACAAAATCGATAAGCTGGAAGTTAAGGTTGATAAGAATACTGCTGACATTGCCGACTTGCGTAATGAAACTACTGGTTCATTGGCAGATGCTAAGGCTTATGCTAAAGACCTAGTAGATAAAGAAGCAGAAGCTCGTAAAGCAGGGGATGATAAACTGGTGGAAGATATGCACCAGATGACCACTCTCCACATTCAAGATAAAGCAGAACTTGCTCAGAAGATTGCCGAAGAGGCCCAATTAAGAGAAAACCAGGATGCAAGAATCCGTCAAAGCTTAATTGAGGAAATATCTACTCGTCAATCCGGAGATGCTGCTCTTGAAAGTAAACTTGCTGAAGAGGTTACCAATCGTAAAGCTGCAGATGAAACATTGCAGAACGGTTTGACTAGGGAAGTTGCCGACAGAACTAATGCCGATAATACTCTTCAAACTAATATTGATAAGGAAGCTCAGGCAAGAGAATCTGGAGACCAAGTTCTGAAAGGTCAGATTGATTCAGAAGCAGCAACCCGTACTGCTCAGGACCAAATCCTTGACCAGAAGATTACTGCTCTATCGGATAAGGGAGTTGCTGACAAAGCCGAAGTACTTGCTGCTGTAGAAGCAGAAAAGGAAGCACGTATTGCAGGAGACAATTCCCTTAAAGAAAGTAAGGTGGATAAGAGAGAAGGTTATGCCTTGTCTAAGAATGACCTTACCGATATCTTACTTCAGAAATTGAACGGTATCGAAGAGCATGCAAATTATATTACTCAAGTATCACAATTAGTAAATGATGCTGGGTATCAAACGGAAGCCGATGTAGAGGCTGCAATCGAAAAGATTATCGGTTCTGCACCTGAAGTACTTGACACTCTGGAAGAGATTGCCAAAGCCCTGGGGGATGACCCTAATTTCGCTACAACTATCACTAAGAAGTTGGCAGCAATCACAGAGAAGGTAAATCAAGAAATCGAAGACAGAACTGCTGCAGATACTGCTCTCCAAGGAAATATCGATACTGAGATAGCTGAACGTAAAGAAGCAGATGCTGCTCTTAAGACCGAACTTAAAGAGTATGTAGATGCTCAGACTTCTATCGGTGATACTGCATTGAATGTAGTTAAGGATAGCTTGGCTAAAGAAATCCAAGACCGTAAAGATGCCGATACAACCTTGCAATCTAACATTGATAAGGAAGCTAATGATAGAAAAGCTGCAGATGCAACACATACTGAAAACATCGCTACTCTTAATCAAAGAGTATCCGATTTGGCTTTATCTATTCAGGATGCTATCAATACGGTTAAGAATGAACTTACTGCTCAGGTAAATGCTAATACTACAGCAATTGCTACCAATGCAGCTAACATTCAAAAAAACTCAGAAGCAATCACTGCTGTAACCAAAACTGTAGGTGATAACTACAAAGAGGTTAAGGATATGATTAATGAGGAAATTGTAGACCGTACTAACGGTGACAGTAACCTCAGTTCTCGTATTGATACCACGAATATTGCCTTGGGAACCGAACAGGCTGAAAGAAAGGCAGCAGACCAAATCCTTCAAGTAAACCTTGATAAAGAAGTTGGAGACCGTAAGTCGGCAGATGCTGCATTGGAAACTGCTATAGACGGTAAGATTCAAACTTTAACGGCTGAAGTTGGTGGGCAATTAGGTATCCTTACTAATAAGATTAATGAAGAGATAGATAACAGAAGCGGTGCTGACCTTTTATTAGAAAATAAGATTGATTCCTTGAAGACAGAATCTACTGAAAAGGTAGATGAACTCAAAACCAAGGTAGATGCTAACACCGCAGCTATCAACGTAGAAAAAGAAAGAGCTATTGCCAAAGAGGATGCAATCCAGGCAAACTTAAATACGGCTATCGCCAATCACAAAGACGAGGTAAATGCCTTAACTAAGGATATCTCAGATGAAGCCAATGCTCGTATTGCAGGTGATGCAGCACTTCAGGTAAATATTGATAAAGAGGTAGTTAACCGTCAGAATGCCGATACCCTTATTAATAATGCCTTGGCCCAGGAAGTTTCTGACCGTACTACGGCTATTCAGGGATTGGAATCTAAGAAGGTAGATAAGGTAGATGGTAAAGTACTTTCTTCAAATGACTTTACAGACCTCCTCTTGGTAAAATTGAATGGTGTAGCAGAACATGCTAACTATATTACCAAGGTATCCGAGTTATTGAATGACTCAGGATTCCAGACTGCTGAAGAAGTAGAAGCTGCAATCCAGAAAATCATTGGCTCTGCTCCAGGCGTATTGGATACCTTAGAAGAAATTGCTAAGGCTTTGGGAGATGACCCCAACTTCGCAACTACCATGACTCAGAAACTTACTGAGTTAACTACTAAGCTTGAAACTGAAACTCAAAACCGTATTGATGGTGATGCAGCTTTGGATACTAAGCTTACAACTCTGAGTACTAATCTTACCAAGATAGTAGAGGATTTAAGAACTTATGTTACTGAAACTCGTACTGAACTCTTGGCAAGAGCAAATAACCAGGATGCTCTTATCAATCAGAACTCGGCAAATATCCAGAGAAACTTGGAATTAATCCAAGGTATTCAGAATAACATTTCAGGTTCTTACTTGGAAGTTAAAGCTTTGCTTGAAACCGAGGTAGCTGCACGTAAGGCCGAGATTACTCGAGTAGAAGGTTTGATTACAGAAACTAATCAGGCTCTTACTACTGAAACCGAAGAACGTAAAGCTGCAGATAAAGAACTCCAGGATAATTTGGATGCCGAAGAAGCTGCAAGAGTTGCTGCTGATACTGCACTAGGAGTTCGTATTGATACCGAGATTGCAGAAAGAAAAGCTGCTGATAAAACTCTGCAAGATAATATTGATGCCGAGGAGTATGCAAGAACTCAAGAAGATACTCGTCTGAATGCTCGTATCGATAAAGAAGTTACAGACCGTACCAATGCCGACAATGAATTAGGTACTCGTATCGATAACGAAGAAGATGCAAGGGAAGCTGCAGATACTACTTTGCAGGATAATATCGATGCTGAAGAGACTGCCCGTACTGAAGCCGATACTACTTTGCAGGATAATATCGATGCTACCAATGCTCATACTATCAATACTCATCGTTTGGATTCTAACCCTATACTTAATGGTACTGATATCAAACTCGATGGCTATGTAAAGGCAACCGGTACTACTCCTGCAGATTTGGACGTAAAAGCAACAGATACTACTTCGGTTGCCTTTGGTAAAGTACAAAAACGTATCGAAGTAGATAAGGCAGATGCTGATTCTAAATTCAATAAGGTAAAAGCTGCAGTAGGTCTTACCAATGATTTGGGAATGCCAGCTCTTACTGATACGAATTATATGGGCGGTTCAGTTGATGTAGTTGATTCTTTGAAAAAACTTGATGCTCAATTAGAACCAATTATTATCCCGGCAGCAGCATTCAATATATCTGCTTCGGCAACCTCAGAAGAGATTGCAGCAGTATTTACTGATGAATTGCTTAATGAGATTGCAAATAACACTACACACCGTCCTTATATATTGGTAGATACCGGCAACAATTTCTATCAACAATTTAGATTAAGTTTACAACTTAGTGGTCCTACTACTGGTGCCATTACTTTGAGATTTATGTATGAATTGGCTGGTATGGAATTCTACAGAGAGTTCAAGAGAACTGCTCAAGGTGCTTGGTCTATTTCTACAGTAAGAGCTGGTAAAATTCTTATCGAAGGAGATGTAGTAAATAACTTAACTGCAGGTGGAACTAAGGTACCATTAAGTGCAGAACAAGGTAAAGCTTTGAAGGCTTTGATTGATGGTCTTGGAACTGATACTTCAGAACTGGAAACAGAACTCAAAGAATTAATCCAAACTACTAAGACGGCTTTAGAAGCTTCAATAGCTACAGAAGTTCAAAATCGAAAAGATGCTGATACTGCCTTAGATACGAAGTTAACTACGGCTATCAATAAGGAAGTTCAGGATAGAACTGCTGCTGATACTGTATTGGGTACCCGAATTGATAACGAGGTAACTGCAAGAACAGAAGCAGATGCTGCCTTGAAAACTGAATTAACCGAGGACATACAAGGAGTTCAGGATGCCATAGATGCCTTCATTGCAACTAAGGCACAAGCTAGTGGATTAGCTTCTCTGGATGAAAATGGTAAAGTACCTTCTGAACAATTACCCTCATATGTAGATGATGTAATCGATGTATATGCAACATACGATAAGTCTCCCACTGGAGATCTTTCTAATATCTCTCTCTTTGCAGATGCTGACCATAATACACCAATAACGGGAGAGGCAGGAAAGATTTATCAGAATGTAACTACTGGAGAACCTGGTTATCAATTTAGATGGACTGGTACTACTTGGTCTCTGATTGTTTCTGGTGGAGTAGTAATTGGAGAGATTACTGGTACTGCTTATGATGGAGCTAAGGGTAAGACTACTACAGACAATCTTAATGATCTTATGGCTTTTAATCCTATACGATTAATCTCAATTGTTACAGATGCCTCTAAAGCTGCCATAAATTATGAAAGGGCAGATGGTACTGGTATCCAAGGATTACAAATTCCTACTGCATCATCTGCTAAAGCTGGTGTTATGGCTGCTGCAGATAAGGTTAAGTTGGATACTACCTTACCAAAACAGATATCTGATGAGACTACTGCAAGGGAAGCTGCCATCAATGCTTTGCAAGGAGAATTGGCCGATGATATTGCTCAAGAAGTAGTAGATAGAGATGCTGCAATAGCTGCTGCTAAAACAGAACTCACCGCAGCTATCAACAAAGAGGTATCAGATAGAAAAGCTGCAGATACTCAAGTAAGAACTGACCTCGAAGCTGCAGTTGAATTAGTTGCTGAAGAATTAAGAGGTGCAGATACTACTCTTCAGAATAATATCACTAAAGAAGTCAATGACCGAAAAGGCGAGATTACCAGAGTAGAAGGACTAATTTCAGATGAAGCTGCAACAAGAGCTCAAGCAGATACTACTGTGAATGCCAAAGTAGATTCCCATATTGGTAATAAATCTAATCCTCATGGAGTAACTAAAGCTCAAGTGGGATTGGGTAATGTTAACAATACATCAGATGCAGATAAACCAGTATCTACTGCTCAAGCTACGGCTATTGCAGATGCCAAGGCTGCAGGTACCAATGCTCAAACCAATCTTACTACTCACATGCAGAACATGAGTAATCCTCATGGAGTAACAAGAGACCAGTTGGGATTGGGTACTACTGCTGAGATTATCTTTAAGAAGGTATCTGCTCCTTCTGGTTTATGGAAAGAATCTGACGAAAGACTTAAGACTTTCATTAAACCATTGGAACATACTCTCGATGAAATCTGCTCTATACCTACGGATTCATTTATGATTCGTGGTAATCACGATATAGGTACAATTGCTCAGACAATCGAAAAATATTTCCCAGAATTAGTTTCTGAGAATACGGTTAAACCTGAAACAGTTCCTAATCCAGAAGCCTTCGAAAAGGTAGAAAAGGATGGAGAAACCTATATCCTGGTTAAAGAGGTAGATTATTCTAAGATGTCAGTATTGGCAATCGAAGGTATTAAACTTCTGAAAGCCGAGATTGATGAATTAAGAGAAAAACTTTTGTTCACAAACTTAGATTAATATGGGTGAGATAGCAACATGGAGTGCTGTCAAAACTAAAGTAGGCCTTGGTAAGGATTCAAACGAATGCCCTACCAAGGCTGAATTGTTGGCACTCTCTCCTACAGGAACGGGAGAAAATTACGTTGGCTTGGAAATATCCAATGCCAGTTCCTATGGAAACAATGAAACCGTACAACTTTCTGATATTCATAAGGTAACCTATAGATATGCTTTTACTGTAGTAGACACAGTTTTAAACTTCCCAGCTTTGGGAGGGTATCCTACTCCTCGGTGGTTTGGTTTAGGTACTACTAAACAAAAACAGATAGATGGAGTAGCTATCGGAGATACTATTTCTGTGGGTTATACCCAATCTGCTTATCCGGACTGGATTGTTTATGATGAAGGTTATAAAGCTTCAGAAAATACAACTCTAAATCAACGTTCTGCAAGTTTAACCTTTACTCAGAATGAGTCAGGTAAACAGATAACAGTTCAATTTACTCAGGATGCAGGAGTTGAAACTTGGGAGTATACCTTTTCAGTTCAGAATCCAAATCTAAATTATACAGCTTTAGGAGGTTCTGCAACTCCCGCAATAGCAGGGTATAATTCATTTAAGCAAAGGTATATAAATGGTAAACCTGTGGGTTTAAAGGTATATGTAGGTTTTTCATCTCCTGACTTACCCTCTTGGATATTTATGGATGACGAGAATCACTATACTGCTTTAGAGAATAAATCAGAAAACTCCCGTTCTCAAGTATTTACTAGTACTCAAAATGAATCTGGTAAAAAAGTTACAGTAACATTTGCTCAATTAGCAGGTGTAAAAACTTATGGTACACCTACTGTATATTTAGGAAGCATTGCAGATATCCCTGCATCAGGAGGGACTGCAGTTACACCTACTTATACTTATTCTCAACTTTGGGGATGGAATGGTAAAACCAATGATGGTGGTACTATAAGTTCTGGAGCTTCAGTAGTATGGTCCGAAAATATCTCAGGTTCTAATCTTGGTACAACTGCAAAGGCAAGAACTAAGTTGGGAAGCCGTACATTAACCGTTACTCTTAATGGTAAATCTGGTAGTGCCTCAATCGATATATATCAGGCAGAGAATAAGATTACCAATACAAGTCAAGGTACATGGGTAGTTTCCATTTCTGCAAACCCAAGTACCTTTACCGAACAAGGTGGTACATCACAAATCTCTGCAAGTGCAAGGGCAAGTAGAACTAACCATTGGTCTTCAGGTGCAACTAATGCAGCATCCGATGCTACTGGTACTCCAATGTTAAGTATACCTACTGTAGTAACCGGATTCAGTTTATCAGGTACTACTTTGACTGTTGCAGAAAACACAACTGCAAATCAAAGAAGCGTAGTAGTAAGGGCAACTATGGATACCGTTTATAAAGAAGTTACGGTAACTCAAAGTGCATATCTAGTAGAATGGAGATATACATTAACTACTTCTACTCCAACGTTAAACTTTGATGCCTTAGGTACAACCAAATCTGGGACAATTAGTAGTTATCGTGAAAAATATATTAATGGTTCTTTAGTAGAAGGTTCACATGAAGGTGTTAATATCCAAGTTAAATCTACTTCTGCTGAAATACAAAGTGCTACTGCTGCTGTGGCTATTACTATGAAAGAGAATACCACAACCCAAGCAAGAACTGGTACTGTAGTATATGAGCAAGTAGGTTCAGGTAAAACTCAAACCATTACTTGTAACCAAGCTGCAGGTACTGTATCTACAAGGGACGTACTTGAGGTAGTAGATAATTTTGGTGATTCACCTGCTGTAGGAGGAAGTATTTTTGGTTTGGTTAAGTCGGGATATTATGATGTAATTAATGGTAAGGATTCTACTTGGCATAATGTTACACCAACTCTAAAATCCAAATCTTCATACATTACCGATGTAGAAATTACCAAAGCTTCTGGAGATGGTTATAATATAGGAATTACTCTGTCTGAAAATACTTCTGAATCTTCTCGTAGAGCAAGTCTTACTTTAATCTATGGTAGCAAGGAAGTAGATATGGCAACTACTCAAGCAGGTGCTAGTGTTAATTATAATTATTACTTTGGAGTAACTACGGACTTTCCTTCTGTAGCTGCTGGAGGAGCAACTCCTAAGGCAGTAATTAAATCTAGAAGACATAAAGTTGTGAATGGGGTAGAAGAGTCTTCCTATAATTTGGTAGAAACTTCAGTAATAAGTAAACCTAATTGGACTGGTACCTTATCTGCTAAGGTATCAAGTACTACTGGTTCAGGAGCAGATTATGATGTTACTATACCAGTATATGAAAATACTGAAGCTAGTATACGAAGAGGTACAGTAGTATTACAACAGGGAGGTTCTGGTAAACAGCTTACTTTGAACCTTAATCAATTAGCTGCAAGTATTACTACTAGAGATTATATCGATTATGTAGAACCAATTCCAGATGGAATGTTTTCGGCTTTAGCTCAGAGTATAACTGTTACACTTCAATCTTATAGGGAAACCTTAATCAATGGTAAAGTAACGAGTAAAGTTGCTGTTCAACCTGATTTCGATTTGGATTCTACCGTTACCGATTGGGCTTCTGTAGATTTAATTGGTAGTAATCCTACCAATTACGAATATGATTTTGAGGTTTCTGTAAAAGAAAATACTACTAATCAAACTCGGTCTGGTAGTGTAATGTTTTATAATGGTACTGCTGAAGTAGAAAATGGTTGGGCATTTACTCAAGATGCTGCAACAATCTCTACAAGGTATGAAATATCTTGGACTGCAAACTATAGTAATGGTACAGTAGAAGAGAATGTAACTGAAGTTGAATTAGAGGGTATTACTGGTATGGAAAATTCTGTAAGAATGGATTTACACATACTAGAATATACTTCTATCAATGGAGTAGAAGGTACTCCTACTTCTTGGGATTCTAGAACCATAGCTGAAAATAACTCGGCAATAGCTTCACCAAGTGGTCAGGTATCTGCTACTCTACAATCGGATTCTGAAAATGCCTTTATAGGTATTAGTAATTCTGTACAGAACTTATCAGAATATCCACGTACTCATACCATAACTTTATATAATCCTAAAGTTGTAATTAACGGTAAAGAGGTAGGAACAGTACCTACCATTACCTTATTGGTAAATCCAGTACCCTATCGGAGAATTTTCATATTTAGTTGGAAAGGGGCTGGTAATACTAATACTAATATAATTCTGAATGGTGATATTATGAACAGTGATTCTGTTGCTAGTAGAGATATTATTTCTTATGCAAGTTTACAAAGGAATAATGTAGAATTTGCTAAGAAATATATCAAACCTACTTTAATACCACCTTCAGAAGATTGGTTACAAGTAATTGATAATGGTCAGAATTCAGATAATTCCTATAACTATGCCATTAGAGCATTAACCGATAACGAGGGAGAATCGGCTAGAAGTCAATCTGTAAGATTTGAACAACCTGGCAATGGTAATCAAGCCTTATATGCCTATGTTAGCCAAGACCCTAGAGATGAAGGATACCTGGGAGGGAGAGTAAATAATAACGGGCCTAGAACAATTAGATTAAATACCATAAAAGATGAAAATTGGGTTGGTAATACTGATATACGGTCAGGTAATTATTATGGGCTCGGTACATTAGCTCAAGATGCTATCACAATTGAAACCAATATATCAGTGGGTGGTACAGATAGTAGTACTTATACTCAACAAGTAGAATTAAGTAACTTAAAGTTTAGTAAAAGCGGTAGGCCTGTAACTATTAGTAATGACCCAAATCAAACTACTGATTACGAATATCAATGGGAATTATATCCTTCTGCTGGTGTTCCTGCTGGTTTTACAGTAAATATCAGTATGTTATCTAGTGATGGAGATAATGATGATGGTATTCGTTTAGATATAATAAAAAAGAATACTACTGTTTTTCCCATAGGAACCATAATTGGTATTTTAACTTTAACTCCTAAAGATCCGACTAAGTTACCAATCATTACTTGTGGTGTATATCATAGATATTTTACTTAGTATAAATAAAACAATACTGCGGTATTTATATACGTATAGGCCTATATACAAAATTAATTAACCTATGTTTAACAATTTAAAACTAAAACGTTATGGAACTAAAATCCGGAGAAGGCACTGTAGTAGATGCTCAGAGAGACCAGAACATTATCCAGTCTGTAGTTGCCGCTCTTAAAACAACAACCACAACTCCGGCTTAATCGAGGCTGGAAATTTAAAAGAAAGGAGTGCATCTTACGGGGTGTACTCCTTTCTTCGTTTTAACACCTAAAAACTTAGAGAGATGGAAAAAGAAAAACTAACCGAATATCAGATACAGATATCTTTGCCGGCTCCTAATCAAGAGATTGCTCAAGAAGTAGCAAACAAAGCCCAAGCCCTTGTAGACCAGTTCGGATACTATCAATTCTTAAACTTGGTAGACTTCATGCAGAAGAATCCAGGTGCAGTATCATTCGGTTTAAATTTAATAAATAGGAGGTAATTATGGAAGAATTGATTTTTTCGAAACTACAAAAAGGTGATACATTGTATACCTTAGAAAGAGACAGACGTTCTATGTATCCAATCTTTGACAAAGCTACAGTAATCAGAGTTGGTGAAATTAAACCTATGTCTTCAGGCAATGATGGCAACTTTGTTTCAAGTATAGAAGTGGTAATCCAGGATTCAGTATCCTCACTTACAATCTTCTTACCTGTTCAAACTACGGAAGGTATTCATAATGGTGTATACTATACTACCGACCTTAAGAACATTGTTAATGAGGTAAATGTTCAAAGAACCAATGCCTTGAATGTTCTTAATAACCGGGATAAGTATGAAACTATCGTAACTGAATGCGATAATATCTTTAAGACAATTGAGGGTATGATTGCCCCCCAAGCTCCAGCTCAGGCTTACAAACCCGAAGAACTTGAAACATTTAAGATGGAGATAGACACTCGGCTATCAACCCAGGAGAATCTTCTCTTGCAAATTGCCCAAGAGTTGGGATTAAACAACAAAGAAAAGAAAGATGGCAAAAAAGGTTAACATAAATATATCACTCCCGATAGGAAGTGTTCAGATTTATGTAGACCCAAGGAAACAAATGCAAGCAGAAAAGTTGATTACTAGAACTCCCCAAATTATGCAAAGAGGTTATGATTTGGGTTCAAGGAAGTTCGGTAATCAACTTCTTCGTATTGTTAAGAGGAGCTTAAATACAGGAGTTCCTCCTCCAGGTTCCGGAGTATCTTGGCCACCTCATTCAGTAGCTACACTTAAGAAGTATGGTGCTCATACCCTATTAAACCTTACTGGTCAATATGCAAGGTCAGTTACTATAGTGAACCGAAAAGACAGAACCTTTGTTGGTCTACCTCCTGGATTGAAAAAGACAACCTACTTTGGAAAGACTTCTCGTAAAACTCTTAATCAGATTGCCATCATGTTAGAATATGGTAGTAGAGATGGTAATTTACCACCTCGTGAATTATGGAGACCTGCTTATAAAGCTGCAGGTGGAGCTGATGCTTTACAGAAGTCTATACGTAATGAAGTAAGAAAAGAACTCAGAAAATATACAAAATAATGGCAGATTTTGAAGCAGATAAAACATCTGGTAAGGGTCCTACACTTGTAATGGTACACCCATTAAAGTTGAATGATACTGAATCAGATAAGAGAGCTTCATTGATTATAGATGTCAATGGAGTTACCAAAACAGTTAACCTCCTTCAGAAGAAAGGTAGCCTTAATTACGAATACCAATTAGAGGTAGATAAGGATACACTTAATATTCTGGGTAAAGGTGGGACTGATACTTTGGTAGTTACATCTCGTCGTAGAGAAATGATAAATGGTACTCCTCAAGGAGATTGGGAAAATGTAGAGGTTACGGCTGAATTCCTAGAGGAACCTCCATTTACTGCTGGTATTAGATTTACTGATGCAGCAGAAAAGACTCTAGAGGTAAATATAACTTCTAAGAATCATACTGAACAAGCTATCACCGGAACTCTAACTATCAAACAAAGTGGAAGTAGTAATAATAAAACCATTCAGGTTATTCAGGCAGCAGGTACGGTTTCCTATAATTATAGGTTAGAACCACCAACTGTAAATTTATTCGTACCCAAAGACCAGAATGCTAATGTATATGAAACTTCGGTAGGATTTACGATTACTGGATATAGAGATAAACTAATAGAAGGTGAAAAGGTATCTGAAGAAGTTATGGCTTTTAAAATGCCTACAGTTGGTCAATCACAGGATGTTAAGTTATTTAATTCTAATGTAACTGTAACTTATTGGATTACTAATTACGGTAATATATCAAATATACCACAAACTACTTTTTCAGCAACTGTACATGCTAGAAAAACTGCAGGAGTGATGATAGGTGGAACTTCTGCTAACTTCGAGTGTGTATTTACTGATGGTGGTACTTATGGATTCACTCCTTTGTTAGCTGCTCAAATAGTGTAAAATTATGGTAAATACAGAAGAAATAGTAGAAAGAACCTTTTATATCTGTCTACTAACGACAGCATTAAAAAGAAAGCTTACATTAAATCCTGATGACTACCTACCACTATCCTTAGAGAATGAGAAAAGATTTAAGGAGGATTCAGAAGCCTTAAAGAAATTCATACCTATCTTTGGAGTAGGTAATAATCAGGTAAAAGGTGCAAAGACTTGTCCCAGAATCACCATAGAATTGCAAGGGTTCTATAATGGTGATATTGGTGTGAACAAATATATCATAGGAGATAAACTAGAGAATGGTAACTACCAAGCTTCAGAATTTCCTTATGAGACTAAAGACATAACTCTGGATATACATCTTGTGGCAAATACTCAACAAGATATGAGATTACTTCATAGTATCATGTATGAAGCTTTGCCATCAAGAGGGTATGTAAGACCTTACTATAATGACCTGGAAGAATGGGAAGATGGTAAGGTTGCTCCTACTGGAAATCTTTATATAGAGATAGGTAATTACTATGACCACCCAGACGAAAATCATGGCCTACTCGAAAAGGTATATCAGTACATATGTAAAGATGGTATCTTGCCAGAAAAACTTGCAGGAGAAGGTGAATTAGTTCCTATCACAGATATCTCAGTACTCTTGGGTACAGTAGAAAAGCAGGAAAACGATTTACTTCAACTCCAAGTGAATAAGGACAATACTTCAGGGTATTAATTAAATAAGTAACTAACTTTTAAATTAAGTATAATATGCCAAATTCACCTTCAGTTAAGTTTGAGTTTGAGAACAGAAATGTTCAACAGACTACTCCTATGTTAGGAGTTTCATGTGTATTGGCTAGAACCACGAAAGGTCCTTATGATGACCCTTCAGAAATCATCACTTCTTTCTCACATTTCCAAAGACTCTTTGGTTCTGAGATAGTACCAGATGGTTCTGTATCAAATATTGAGAAGGCTTTTATGGGTGGTTCTAAGCTTCGTGTTATTAGAGTATTGGGTAAGGGAGCAACCAAGGGAGTTATATCTGTAGCTGCAGCAAGAGGTGCTAGAGCAGTAAGAGCTTCTGAAGATGGTTCTTCTGTTACTGAATCTACTTCTGAAGAAGCAAGTCCTAAATCTCTCTTTAAGTTTACTTCTGGTTCTACTACAGTAGGATTCGGATTGGTAACTAAGGGTTATGGAGACCCAATAGGTAGTGCTGAAACCTTCAATGTAAAAGTTTACAAACAAGCTAACACAATCTACTATCAAGTAGTAAGTGCTAATGGTCAGGTATTAGAACAAGGCCCTATCATTACCTACAAAACAGCAGATACTGTAAACAACACTTCAGTAGACTACCTTGCTCTAAGTGCTTTTGCAAAGAATTCAGAATACCTTGTACCGGTTATGACCGATACAGTAGAAGGTATCAAATCTTGGAATAACCTCATTAAATGGTTAACGGATGATGTCGATGGAACAAAGAACCCAATCGATATCAAACTTAACAATGCAGCAATTACTGCTGATGCGGTTACTCTTAACGGTACTATAGGTAATGCAGGTACTACTCCTACTGCAGATGAATGGATTGCTTCTCTTGAGTTTGTAAAGGATTATGTAGATGTATACCAATTCGCTTGCTCTCATATTAATCAACATCTTACTACAGATTCTGATATACTTAAGGTACACAAGGCTGCAGTAGATATGATTAAGGAATTGCAAGAGTATACCTATTATATTGAAGTACCTAAGTATACTACTCATTATACTCAAGGCGACCAGCCAAGAGATTTGAAAGGTATCAACACTTGGGTACAGACTTGCCTTGGTACTGTAGGTAACTCTAAGTATGTAGCCTACTTCGGTGGTGGTATTAAATACTACAACGAAGACGGTAACTTGGTAGATTCAGATGTACTGGGAACTATATTTGGTTTGGGTGATGCTTCTGCAACTCAATTCGGTGTATGGAAATCCTTTGCCGGAATGAACCGAGGTATTATCTACGATGGTAATGGTCCCGTATGTCCGAATTATGGTTCTCCTTCAAGAACTAACGAACTCAATGAGTTGGCTCAGAACTACGTAAATATCATTTGCGTAAAGGATGTACCTAACCAGGGTAAGAGAACTTTGTTATGGCATTGCTTCTCATCTCAGGTAAAACAAGATTCAGAAAGATTTCTGGCTATTGTAAGATTGAATCTGTATCTCAAAAAGAATCTTAGACCAATTCTAGAAAGATATTTGGAAGAACCCAATATCTGGAACACTTGGAATAAGATTTGGCTTGAGGTTAAACCTCTTCTTGATGCCTGCGTAGATGGCGATGCTATGTCAGAATATACCTGGATGGGTGACCAAGATGCTAACTCATACAGTGAACTCTCAGTGAACAACGAACAAGATGTTCGTCAGGGTAAGTATAAAGCTATCCTGAAATATAAAGATATCGTACCAATGCAAGAAGTTACAATGTCAATCATTATTGACCAGGCTTCTAAGTCGGTATCAATTGTTGAAAACGAATAAAACTAAAAGACATGGGAGCAAAAGTAAAAAATCCGAGAAAGAAATTCCTTTGGAGTATCACTTTCCCTAAGCACCCTATCAATACCTATCTGTTCCAAACTTGTACTTTGCCAGATATCGAGATTGACCAGGTTGCTCATGGAGACGTTAACCGGGACGTTAAAACTGCCGGTAGAGTTACAGTAGGTAACTTAGTAGTAGGAAAGTTATTAACTACTGCAGGTTCAGATACATGGCTTCATGACTGGCTCTATTCATGCCAGGATATGATTGCAGGTGGTGGTTTGGTACCAAGCCAATACTGGGAAAATGTAATCGTAAATGAACTTGCCGAAGATGGAGTTTCCGTACTTAACACCCACCTCTTCGAAGAGGTATGGCCATGTAAGATTACAGGTTTAGACCTGGACCGAATGGCCTCAGAAAACACAATCGAAAGTATCGAATTCTCAGTAGGTACTGCCGATAAGTATTAAAAGCTTAGTCTATTTTCAACTAAGATTTTTAGGTGGAGGGGTGGGATTCCTAGAAAGGGCTCACCCCTTTCTTGTTGTTATATCAGATACTATGGATTTAAGTAACCAATTAAAATAAAGAAATATGGAATTTAGAACTTGTGAATTTACAGCACCGTCAGGATTTAAGTATTCAATCCGTGAACAGAATGGAGCCGATGAGGATATCTTATCAAATCCCATGGATTCTAAGAATCTTATGAACCTTACTAAGTTTATTCAGGCAATCGTAGTAGATACAGACTTCACTCCTAACCGAAGACTTACGGTAGAGGATGCAGACCGTATCCCTTTGAATGACCGGTACCACATTATCTTCATGTCAAGAATTTTCTCACTCGGTGAAGAAGTAGAATTTGAATATAATTGGGGCCAGAATGGTGGGCTAGTAACTTATGGGCAATCACTTCGAGAAATGGTATTTGAGGATTATGGAACATTACCTACCGAAAAAGAGATGGATGAAAAACCCAATGCTATTCCTTATTATCCAGAGCAGAAGAAACTCGTAGATTACGAAGTAGTATTATCTTCTGGTAAACAAGTTATGTTTGACTTGATGACCGGTGCAGGAGAACGTTGGTTGGTTATGTTACCTATAGAAAAACAAACCAAGAGTGCTGGCTTGATGGCAAGAAACCTAAGATTACTGGTAGATAACAAATGGGAAAAGGTAGAAAACTTCTCTCTCTTTTCAGTAAGGGATATGGCTGAAATTCGTAAGGCAGTATTTGCCTATGACCCAGTATTCAGCGGTAATACAGAAGTAGAAAATCCTACTACTGGAGAAAAGGCTGAATACCCAGTTATGCTATCATCATCTTTTTTCTACCTGACGGAAGCGTAGACCACCCGGGTACATTCACTTATATATGTAGAGCTGAGATAGTCCTTGATTATCTCAGCTTTTTGCGTCTTCCGTATCGAGAAAGAAAAAGATTTAAAGACTTAGCCGATGAATATTATGATAACCTAAAAAAGATTAAAAATAAATGATAAACAGTAGAAGCTTAGTTGAGGTCGGTGTTGCAATGGTATTAAAAGACCGATTCTCCAATGAAGCAGGCAGGATATCTAATTCATTCAGAACAATGATGAATGATATGAATACCTGGAATAGAGGTATTCAAATGTCTGCTGCTAATGCTTTTGATTTTGGAAAAGAATTGGTTGGTGGTATGGCTAAAGCCTACCAATATTCTGCAGGAGTATACGACCAAGTATTCTTAGCTTCTAAGATGTCTGGAGCAAATGCTGCTCAACAGGCAAGGCTAATGCAGGTTGCTAAGGAGGTCAACGAGGTAACACCTCTTACAGCAAAAGATATTGCATCAGGAGAAAGGTACTTGGCAATGGCCGGTAACAATGTAGAGCAAATCGAAAAAATGATTGGCCCTGCAGCTAAACTGGCTTCTATCTTTAGTATGCCTCTTGGAGAGAAAGGTGGAGTTGCTGACTTGATGACTAACATCATGCAGACCTTCAATATACCTTCTCAAAATGCTACTCAGGTAGTAGACCAATTGGCAACTGCAGTAACTTCTGCAAATATCTCATTAACCGACCTTGCACAATCTTTCCAATACTCAGGAGCCGAATTTAGAAATGCTAAAATCAGTATGGGTGATGCAGCTGCAGCAATTGGAGTACTCGGTAATCAGGGTATCCAAGCTTCATCTGCAGGTACTGCATTGGCAAATATGATGCGCTATTTAACACTTTCCGTAACCGGGCAGAAAAAAGCAGGTAGCTCTATGCTAAAATCTTTAGGTATAGACCCAGCTTCTCTAGTGGATTCCCAAGGAAACCTTTTAAGGTTAGATAAGATTATAACCATGCTGGGAGATAAACTTAGAGGTAGAAGAGGTATAGATATATCTTCTGCTTTGTTTAATATCTTCGGAGTTCGAGGTACCAGAGCTGCATCTGCTTTACTCCAGGACTATTGGTCAGGTACTAATAAGCTTACCGAACTCATGGATAAGGTAAACTCGGCAAAAGGTACAGTAGAAGGTTTAACCCAAGAAAGATTACAAACTCCTGCAGGTATTATCGAACAGTTTAAATCAAACTGGGAGAACTTTATAGTAACTGCAGGTTCTACCCTAGCCCAGGTATTTAGTCCTATCTTAAAACTCGGTTCAGGTTTACTTAAGATAATCAATGATATCCAAGAAACTTGGGCTGGTAAATTCTTGGTAAAGGTAGTTGCTACTGGAGCAATCGTTGGTACAATCTATCAAGGTTTTAAATTCATATCAGGTACTATTCGAATGATTAGTACATTTCAAGCTTTAGCTACGGCAGAGACCGAAGGTATGGCTTCAGGTATGACTAAAACCAATGTTCAAGCTTCGATTCTTGAAGGTCATCTTAGGAATATATCTGCAATGATGATGAGGATGACTGCCTTACAGATGGCTCCAGGTAAATTCTTTGCATTACCCATGGGAGGTACTGTAGGTAAAATGAAGAATGGTAGAATAGCTGCTAGAGGTGCTGATGGTAAATTTATATCTATGGCTGGCCTTGCTGGTGCAGGAGCTGCAAGTTCTATGGCAACTAATACGGCTAAGACTGTAGGTCAGCAGGTAGTTAAGAAAGGTGCTATCAGGGGTGCTGCAGGATTCTTAGGTGGTAGACTTCTGGGATTCTTAGGAGGACCAGTAGGATTAGCTTTATCTATAGGTATACCTTTACTTATAGATGTAATCGGAGGTCTTACAAGTTCGGTAGATAAAAATACTGAAGCTCTAAACTCAGAGGAAAGCAAAGCTTCCATTCAAGAAAGAAACCAACAGGCTTTTGTGGATGCAGTTAGGTCTGCAATTAGGGATGGCTTCAAGGATTCAAGAATCAACATCTCAGTAGATGGAGAACCTGCTGGAGACTTTGCTCCTGGAGGCCAACAAGATTTTACTGGTATAGCTTTAGGAATAAACTAAAACAATTATGGCAAGAATATTGAATCAAATAGCAGGTGGGGTTGTTGAAAAGTATAATGACCTTACCAGGGATTCTGCCGGAGTTCTTACTGGTCCTTTAAATAAACTTTGGAGGGCCAGGATTTATTTAAACAGGGCTACATCTACCTTACCTAAAGATACTGCAGATAAGGGAAAGATATATGACCCAAATAATCCTTTTGGACCAAGAGCTACATCAAAGAATCCCAAAGTAAACCAAAGGATACAAAACCAATATCGGATGGAATTAAAACATCAGGTAGAGGGTGGAGTTCCTTTTGGCTATGAAGAGATGGACCCAGCTAAGGGTAATTCCGTAAATAAGAATAAAGAACTTTTTATGGTAATGCCCGAAGTTCGTAATATGAACCAAGTAGTAATATATAATTTGGTATCAACACCTTATCAATATATCACTCTTCAAAATAGACCTCCCTCTATTGACTTCCGAGGAGAAACTACTTGGGCTACAATTAAATCAATGGGACGTAATACTCCCATGTATCATTACACTGGAGCAGAAGATATAATTCAATTCAATGTATCTTGGTTCTGTAATGACCAAGAAAATCCAGAAGAGGTAATCACTAAATGTAGGTTACTAGAGATGTGGTCTAAGGCAAACTCTTATCAGGCAAGCCCACCAATCCTAAAGATTGAATGGGGTAATTCTGGTATATTCGAGAATCATCAGTACATCCTTACTTCAGCAACCTATACTTTAAACAATTTTCGAAATGCTTCAAGGACAAGGATTGCAGGTAAGTCATGCGAGATTGATGATTTGAAATTACTTCCTGCAGCTGCAACTCAAGAATTAATATTCAAGAGAGTAAGTGCTTACAACTTATCCTATGCCGATATTGTAAGTGAAGAAGCTCTAAAGAAAACGAAAGGAATCAGTTTATGATAGACTTGAATCAATACTTAACCGGAGCTAGCCCCTATGATGGGGCAGTAGCTCTTAAATATGATGAGGGTGATTATTCTTTGGAGGTAACTCCCCCTTCAGTTCCTCATACAAATAACGATAAACAACATACTGTAATGGATGGAGAAACCCTACAGAATATTGCCTATCGTTATTATGGTGATTCTGGGAAATGGTATTTAATAGCTGAGGCTAATAATATCCTAAACCCTCTTGCAGAACTCGAACCTTATCAGTTAATACGAATACCTATGTATGGAAACTAAGAAACCCAATCAACCAATTCTTTATAATGGAACAGCAACACCCTATATGGCACTGTTCGATTCTGGAGGTATGCCCATAATGAATAAAATTACAGGCATACCTCTCGGCGCTTATATAAGTAATTGGAGCTACAAGTATGATGAGGAAAAGGAGAACTTAGCAACCATCACATTTGATACTGGAGACCCAGATACGGTAGATATCCCAGAACTCCAGGAAAGCTCAATTATTTATCTTCAGTGGGGATACATATACCCTGATGGTCAATTCATTTCAAGCCCAGTACGAAGTATTAAGGTAAGAGATTTGGATTGTGTATTCGATTCTACTGGAACTCATGTGACATTAAAGTGTATAGATACAGTTGGAGATTTAAGATTCCAACCACCTTATACACATTCAGATTTATCAGAGTATAGCCTATCTAATTTTTTAGATAATGGTTGTAACAATGACATCGGTGTAATCATAGAAATATTTCAGTAATGGCTAAACAAGTAATAAGTAATAAAGTCTACGAGTCACTACAGGTCCCGACAGAACAAAGTCGAAATACTGTTGGAAAGATACTTTACGCTAATAGCTTTAGTGGAGTAGCTCAAGTACCTATGCCGGCAGATTTAAAAGCTCTGATAGATAGTGACTTAGGATTAATAGGGAATAACATCTTGGTTCAATTAGAACAGAAGATGAAAGGTTATCCTAATGGACCTTGGTATATTGATTCTCGAGATGGTGTAATTTATATTCACAATCGAAAGTTTACTCAAGAGCCTGAATACAATTATATATATCAATCCGAGAATGGAGAGGTACTTAGGGTATCCTTTACCATGCAGAATGTAACTAAAAGGGCAAAGGCTCAATTAACCGAAACTATAGACCCCGATGATAAAGGCCTTATTGTAGGTTCTACCGATATAAAAGAACCAGAAAAAGCTAAAGAGGAGATGTCTACAGTTACTACTCCTTATGTAGCTCAGGTAGATAATACAATGGTAGTCAATTATGGTAGTGTACCCTATGAAGATTATCGTAGTCATCCTACTACTAACATTGCTGCAGAGATGGAGGCTGAGCAAAGGTATGGAGCTAAAGCTCAGAAACATAATCAGGCAGTAAAAGAATACGGTTCTAAGAAACCCTATGTTGCTTATCAAGCAGGTAAACAAGAGATGTTAGATAACTTAAGTACTGACCAATATAGGGAAGCTATCAATACGGCAGCTAATAATTTACCAAGCGATAAGAAGAGACAACTTCAGCAAATCCTAAAGAACTCTAAGAATGGTAAAGAGTTGGAAAGTAATCTAAGGCAATTACTAGAAAACGAAAGATACCTATTCACTGGAGAATATAAAATGGAATACCTTGCAGAAGAATGGGTAGACCCTCGTGAATATGACCCGGAAGGTATGACACCTTTACACATGATAGACCTTAGAGATACTCAAGGTAATAAATTTAAAATTGCTTCAGCTAATGACCAATCTCAGAGAGGTATAGCAGCTATGGAAAAGAATCCATATATTACTGTATACCCTGATACCTATGAATTAAAGTATTCTGGTGAGGGAGTAACTACACCTACCATGACTCGTAAGGTTAAAGCTAAGGTTAAGATTCGAAGGATGAAGAAGGTCCCAGTATTAGTACCAATATATAAATTATATCATAATCTATTTGGTAGATATGGTGGAGCTGATAAAGTAGCTTGGGCCATGAATGCTAATGCCAATGGAGGTCTTAAAACTACAGAAAGGAAATTAGTATGCCAAATGACTGTAGTTGGTAGACCTTCATTACAATCTTCTCAGGTAATCTCTTTAGAAAATGTGGGTAAACGTTGGTCCGGGTATTGGTATATTAAATCTGTACAGCATTCAATGGATGCAGGTCAAGGTTATCTATGTACTTTGGATTTGATAAAGAGTAATGCCAAGGCGGGTCAGACTACATCCAAGACTCAACTTAGTACTCAAGATATAGTAAGCAATGATGCTAAGGATAGAGCTAAAACTCAATTTGGTAAAGACAAGAAGAGTACTGCTAATGCTTCTAATATTGTTCATGAGTTCACTTACAGTGAAGCAGTTTACTTTAAGGAAAGATTCATGAACGATAAGAATGTAATCATAGATAAGAAAGGTGCAGGAGAGTTCTTACAGAATAAGTTCTATTATGATGAACTTAATGCTAAAGACCCTCAAGCTTTAGCAGCAGGTACTGTAAGAACTGAAGGTACTATAGTTACCTCTAATGGTACTGCAATCTATGGTAAAACCAAAGTAGTTAAGGTAGACCAATCTAAAGTAACACCGGCTATGAAAGAGAAGTATTCTTTTGACTGGTCCGAGTGGGCAAGAAACGAATATCTTAATGTAGTAAAAAACAAAAAAAAATAACCGATAATGTACTCGACCGCTAAGTTAATAACAGAAGATGGCCTCGAAGGATTGGGTAGATACTACTCAGTTTATCGAGGCATTGTGGTAGATAATGATGACCAAGAAAAACATATGAATCGTATCAAGGTATGTTGCCCAGAAGTAATGAATGGTATCATATCTTGGGCTTATCCAAAGGGTCAACATGGTTCTATCAATAATGGATTTAAGTTCTTAGCTCCTAAGGTTGGTGATATAGTATTTGTTACCTTTGAATTTGGAGACCCAACTAAACCTCTTTGGGAATACCATGGTTGGGCTTTGAATCAGATACCCAGTCCTTTAGACGGACCAAACAAGATGGGTATCATTACTCCAGAAGGTAATCTAATAACTTTAGATGATGACAATGGTAGATTAACCATATATATCAATGGAGATATTGGAGTAGCTGCAAAAGGTAACGTATCTATCCAAGCTCAAGGAGATGTAAGTGTAGGTTCAGGTGATACAGTAATCTTGAATCAAGGTACAAACCAAGGAGTGGTTAATATCAAAGAATTAACCGAGAAGTTAAATCAAACTGTTCAAGAACTAGAATCACTTAGAGCTCTATTCAATTCTCATGTACACTCTGGTGTAACTACTGGACCTGGTTCTTCAGGACCTACTGTAACTCAAGCAAGTCAACCATTCTCGGAATTCAAACAAGAAGATTACGAGGATACTAAATGTATACATTAATGGATAATTACTTTACTGACATAATAGGAAAAGGTATGACTTTCCCTATTAAACTAAACAGAAACGAAAACGGTGAAACTGGATGGTATCCGGTTAATGGAGATATGGAGTTAGTAAGGAATAATATTAACTCTATCCTATATTATATGATAGGCCAGAGATTTCGACAGGAAAACTTTGGGAATCGTCTATGGGAATGTATAGAAGAGCCAAATTCACAAGCCCTGAGTTTTATTATTAAAGAGTTTATAAAAACTGCAATTGGTACCTGGGAACAAAGATTAACCTTTAAAGGTATCAAGGTTGCTAGAGTTGATGCAAAGGTAAACATAGAAGTAGAATATTCTATTAATGGTACAGGCTCTAGCCAATACCTATACCTTACCTATAACAACTTAGATAATTCATTAAATACAAAATAATATGGGAATCACTAATAAATGGCTCAACCCTTATCAGAGGTCTTATCAACAGATTAAGGCCAAGCTGATAGAATCTCTTATGGGTATAAAAGATAAAGATGGGAATGTACTCATAACGGATTACTCGGAAGGAAATATATTAATCATTATCCTTTCATTATTTGCGGCTATTGCCGAAGTTCTTCACTATTACATCGATAATATGGCAAGGGAAACCTTCTTACCTACTGCTCGGAAATATACTTCGGTAGTTAGGCATGGAGCCTTGGTAGATTATCATGCAAGGGGTGCTATTGCAGCATCAGTAGATTTAACTATATCTCGGGATGTATCAGGAGATTCTATTGGTGCTAAGTTAACTATCCCATCCGGAACTCTATTTACAGACCAGTCAGGTAACAAATGGTTATCTACTCGAGATGTAGTTTGGTATGCTAATGTTACCGATTGTAAGGTACCTGTAGTACAACATGAATTATATACCGAAAGTCAAATCAATGGTATGGTTATACCTTCTGATGAACGTGTAATGATTACTCTTGGTACTTTACCTAATGGTAAATATTACGAACACGGAACTATGACCCTGAAAATCGGTGGAGAATCCTGGGTATTAGTAAATACTTTTGCTTATTCAAAGCCTACAGATAATCATTTTATGGTAGTGATAGATGAATCTCTTAATCCTTATATTTACTTTGGAGATGGTAAGAATGGAAAGAAACCTGCAGCAGGTGCAAAGATTTCTGATGTAGTATTCTATCTCACTACCGGTATTAATGGTAACGTTAAGTCTGGTACCATTACATCTGTGCCCTCAGTAATATCCTCTTCAGTATCAGATGCTACTGTAAGTAATACCTACAATGCAGGTGGTGGTTCAAGCTATGAAAATTTCAGTATGCTCAAGGAACATATACCCTTGAGTGTTAAGACTATGGGAGTAGCTGTTACTAAACAGGACTTTGTAGACTTAGCTAAACTGGTAGATGGAGTTAGTAAAGCTAAAGCTGAATACGAATGCGGTAGAAAACTTATTGTATACATTGCACCAGACAATGGTGTAATTGCCGACTCTGCCATGATTAAGAAGGTATATGATATCTTACATCAGAATTCACCCCTTACTACTTGGTTAACTGTTAAGTCGGCAGGTAGAGTTAATATCATATTGGATATAGAAGTTACTGGTAAGAAGTCATATAAGACTTCAGAGATTCAATCTCAAATACTCAGTGCTTTGTTTAATGCTTACTCTCCAGAGAGTTCGGATATTGGTGGTAGTGTAAGAATCTCGGATATCTATGCACTCATCGATAACTTGGAATCCGTAGATTACCTACACTTAAAGAAATTCTATACTAAACCCTGGCCTATAACAATCTATGGTAACAAGGAATTAATCCTTGGTCAATTCCAATTGGATGAGGCTAATGGTTCTATGGACTACTTTATATCTTTCTCTTCAGGAACTAAATTTACAATCAAGTCTCTGAAGGGGAGATTCTCTTATGATGGGGAAGTAGGTAAGACTACTCAAATCCGAGATAATATAAATGGGTTTATCTTTGCCCTTGATATTCAGAACAATGGCTACCAATCTGGATTCAGGTATACCATAACCATTGCAGAACCCAACAGGGATTATACAGACCCAGGTTATAATATCCCGGTATTCGAAGACTCAAGTCAGTTAACACTTAAAGTAAATGAAACAGTATGATGAATCTTAAAAACCTAATTGATTTCTTACCATTTGAATTTAAGGAGCAAGATACTTATAAAGTCAATGGTAAGGGCATATTAGAAAGATTTCTAGAAATATGTGGTTCATACTTCCAAGATAATATTACTTCTGATATTGATAATATTCTAGATTTAATCGATATCGATAAAACTCAGCAGAGGTATTTAAACTACCTCTGGGAGTTCTTGGGAGAATTACCCTTTGCTAGAACAGGAGAGCATACAGGAGTTCCTAATTTAAGTGATGAACAGATTCGTACAATTTTAAAGTACTCAATCTCATTACTTAAAATCAGAGGCTCAAGGAAGTTCTTCGAGATTCTTTTTAATATGTATGGGTTAACATGTACCATTGTAGACCCCACTGATGGAGAGATGGATAAATGGGAAAAGGTAGACCCCTTATATGATACCGATTATTCCGGGTACGATAAGTACAACTATGATAAAATTTATGGTTGTGCTCAATGTATTCAAGTAGATATTAGTATAGGTGGTCATGGTTTTACCTCTCCCACTAAAGAGTTTAAAGCTTTCAAACAGTCTATCGATAGACTATTCGATAGATTTTTACCTTACAATGTATCAGGTAACATCCAGTATGGTTTTGATTTAGCCTACAATTATAAGATAGTTGCAGAACCCCTGATATCTCCAGTCAAAATCGTAACGGGACATATTACCGAAGTACCTATCCGAGTAACTGTAACTTCAGATTATGATGATGCAGATTTAAGATATCAGGTAACTGGATATGACCCATCCGAAAATAAATGGAGCTCTAAGTTATATGAAAGCGGTTCTATCTTCTATGCAAAGAAAGGTGACCAAAGATATTACTTCAGGAGCGTTGGAGATAACTCAGTAACTACTTATGTAGATGTAGGCTTAGAATACTACACTAAATCCTATCATATCTATGCCGACTTAATAAGTGGTGGTACAGATTTAGATAACTTGGTAATCACTGGTAGTAATCCCAAGATTGAGATTAAGGTTACTGCTAATATGAATTACCAAGGCAATATCAGACCTGTAGATGTTCAGTTAATCAATACTCATGAAACTAAACCCTCTGGTTCTATTTGGGAAATAACTTCTGCAGGTACTTATGAATTTGTTATTGCAGACTTCCCGGCAAAGAGGGTAATCTTAAATGTTACAGCAATAGCTACTAACTATACTGTAATATGTGAACCTCGAAATGTAAATATTACTAATCGAGAATCATCAAAGATTACTATTCGCTCCTCAGACCCAAATGAAAATACTGCTGACTTAATTGCTGTACTTACTACAGACCCAGGAGTATTGGTTAGGAATGGTTCTAGATGGACTCCTACCCAAGTTGGTACATTCCTATTCAGATGTACCAAAGACACTTCTGGTAATTCTGAAAATTATGGTACAGTAGTTGCTTACAGATTGGGATACACAATTACTTATGGCATTGGAGTATCCAATAAGAAGCTTAATCTGAATGCTCAGGGCACTGCTTCCATTAAGCTGTTCCTTACTTCTGGTATCTATTATTCTACTTTTGAAAGCGCTAACTTATATTCATACTTCGATAAGAATGTAAATGTATACAGAAAAAATACTTCTGGTACATGGGTAAAGCTTGGAAGTGTAGAATTGGATGATAAATACGTAGAAGGGCCCGATTTCTATTATGGTAGAAGTACAGACTATCCTTTTAATGAGGCTGGTATTTATAAATTCGAATCCGTAGGAGACCCAACCAAAACGGTAGAGGTAGAGGTATTAGAATATGTACCTACACCAGAATCCTACTTATGGTTAGAACCTATGAATCCGGATGATGAAAATTGGTATGAACTAGAACCATATTCTCAAACGGAACCAACTAATTATATCAAGGCAGGTTATCAATTAACCAAGAATCAGAATTGCCAATTCTATTTAAGGTATGGCGATGGTGGTAGTCAGATAACAGGTATTACAGTAGAAGGTTTATCCGAAACTTATAATTCGAATACCCTAATTACTCTTGATACTGCTGGTACTTACGAATTCTATTACCAAGGTTCAGTAGTAACTTTAACGGTAAAGAAAGTAGTACCTAAGTATACATTAACTCTTAATCCTGTAAGTGCAGAACTAAGTAGTAGTGTACCAGAAGTATCTACAGTAATAACCTGTACTTCAGATACTGGAGATTCTGGTGATATAATTTATGAGACGGCTCCTGATATAGTTCACACCAGTCCTTATCAGTTCTTTACCAATCTACCTGGAAAACATACTTTCTATGTAAAAGATAATCCTGCAGTCAAAGCAGTATTCTTAGTAAGTATGAAAGACATAGTAGATAAAACAGAATTAGTATGGGAATCCAACGATATATCAGAGCAGGGAATCCAAATAGAGGTTCCCGAAGGAACAGAATGGAAACTTAAAATAGAATAAAACAGATGGAAAGCAACTCTTTTAACACAATCTTCAAAACTGGTATTATAGGATTCACTTCTGAATGCTATGCCATTATCTTTAACCTAAGGTGGATGATTTTATTAGCCTTCGTATTAATACTCTCGGACTTCTGGTTTGGAATATCCGTCAGTAGGATGCAGGGCATAGAAGTAAGAAAATCTAGAGCAGGAAGAAGAACTCTTAATAAAGTTATTGATTATTTATGTTATGTATTACTTGGTGCCGTTATAGGTAAGGCTATTGGAGACCCATACGGACTTAATCCTATAACAGTTTCGATAACAATCATGATACTATGTTATTGTTTCGAAATAGATAGTATTTACAACCATATATGTGAACTCCATGGAGTAAAGAAAAGGTATAGTATATGGGCTATCTTATGGAAATTTATAACATTCAAGTTCAAAGATGTAGGAGAGGCTTTCCAAGATATGAGGAATCAATCGAAAGATTTTAAGAACAATAAAAACGAAGATACAGTATGAAAACTTATTTCGATTATGAAGGTATTATTAAGTCCAAGGATGCAGCTGAAGCAATAGCTGCACCCATTGGCATAGGTCCATTTTGTGGATTCGGTTCAGCAGTGATAACCAACAATGCTATCACAATATCTCCGAATGGAGAACCTACCTCACCGGCTTACCTGGCAATGAAGGATAGAATTATTGCCAGGTATATGACTAAGGCTTCGGATTCTGGAGAAGGACCGGAAGTTAATTTCGGATGTATTGCCCGGGATGGTATGATATTTATATCGGATGCTGCAACAATTAGTATCCCAAATATTGAAGGTTCTAAGGGTAGTAATGAGGATGTGATTGTATTTGCATATCATACTCCTTTAGAAGAACCAGTACAGAACCCAGTACAATTCAGAGCTTTCTGGAATGAATCCAATCCCTTCTACAGTTTGTATAAGAAGTCGGTAGACCCCTTATACCCAAGTGCTAAGGAATCTAGAAACTTGTCAAAAACAAACGTATTAGAAGATACAGAATTAACTTATGAGTCACTAGCCAATAGAGCTATGGCTTCTGTAGCTCAAGGTTTGGTAGACAAATCCTCAATGGTACTGATAGGTATTTATGGTCAGGGTATTAACTCTATAAATAATACAGTAGAGAAATATTCCATTGTTCCTTACGGTGGAAGATTCCCTCAACTAGTAGAATATAATACTGCTATACATGGTATACAACAATCTAATGTAGAAACTCTCTTACGGTTATTGCAGGGATTCCCGAATTTTGATATCAAGGCTTATATAGATGAGAAGTTAGGTAGTATGGAAGGCTCCAGTATACCAAGAGGATTAATTGCCATGTGGAATGGTACTCAAGTACCCAATGGTTGGGCTTTATGTAATGGTCAGATTGTAGATGACTTACAAACCCCAGACTTATCAGGTAAGTTCGTAGTAGGTTGGCAATCGGGTAATGAAGATTACAATCTTATCGGTAATACTGGTGGCCAAGAGAAGGTTACTCTGGCTACTCAGGAAATACCATCTCACGTTCACAACTTTGCAGATGCCTACTTTATCGAAGCTCATTCGGATTTGGTGGGAGCTAATGGTACTCAATGGATTGGTAATAACCTGTCTGGTAGTAATAAAACTGATAGAGATAATTCTTATGTATGTTTATGGGACCATGATACTCGAGCTACAGGTGGAGGTCAACCACACGAAAATAGACCACCATATTATGTACTAGCATACATTATAAAACTATAATAATGTGTAACTACTTGTAACAATATCAATGAACTTTTAATTTATGAATTGCTTAACAATTGGGATAGGGACGTTGGGAAACGCCCCTTTCTTTTTGTGTTTAGTAATGCAGTTCTTCTTTAGCTTTCTCTTCCCAGTATTGAATATCAGCTTTGAGTTCACTGATATATTTGATAGAGTTTTTAGTTCGAGGCATATCAAAGAACTCTACTAAAAGTATATTGGTAATTCTTCCTGACTCAGGCATACGTTCTTTAATATATGGTGGAGGAGTTACTAATACCTCGAATAACATATAAGCATCCGAAGATAGATTAGCTTTCATATAATCATAAAGCAATTCCAACATATCTTCTTTAGCTTTAGTTTCTTCCTCATCATCTTCGAGTTCCTTATCATTATCAAATAAATCCTCAAGCTTAAATAAGTTCTGGTTATATTCTGCAACCTCTCCATAGGCAAATCTCAGAAGCTTATTTTTAAAAGTAGCTAGAGATGATAAGATTCTTGCTTTAAGATGTTCTTCACTACAAGTACCGTAGTACTTATTAAAAACAAATAACATTTTATCCCAGAAATAAGAAGATATTATATCTGGAGTAAGGTTGAATCTTTTGTAATCTATCTGTTTGGTTAGGTTCCTAATAACAGGTTTACAAACTTTATACAACCTATTAAACATGGCTTCATCATAATCCTGCATAGGTTTTAATCTGTGCAGTTCTGAACCATTATTACCGTTGGTCTTTCTCATATCTTTATAAATATTTCGTTAGTGCAAATATATAAAATTATTCATTATATAATATAAGAATATCAAAATATTTCACCAAGCGGCTGAGGATTAGAAGACTAGATACTGTGGACATGAGTTCAGAACTATATGGAGACTATCAAAATCTATTAGTTATTATATTGCAATATATTAATGTATGAAAAAAGATAAAATCAAATTTAGCTTTACACCGGACTTCCAGTTGGAGATACTCCGGTTCATTATTCAAGACAAGGAAGGAGGTTTAGTACTGGGAAGGTTAAAACCCAGTTACTTAGTTCTTATTGAGCATTCTTTAATATGTGAGGGTATACTTAAGTACTTTAAGAAGACAAAGAAGATACCCTCTCAGAATGTATTAAAGGAAGTGATAAAAGAAATGCTAGAATCCAAAGCTTATGTAGACTTAGTAACTAAGGATGACATCCCAACTATTGAGAGAACCATTAAGAACCTCTATTCAATTCAATTATCAGATTCCGAATATATTAAAGAGAAGATTTATAAGTTCTCTACTTATGTTGAGATGAAGAACTTGAATGATTCATTCGATTTAGATAACTTCGAACAATACGAAGAATACTCTAAAAAGATTGAGAAGGTTCTTCAAAAGAGTAAGCCTAAGAAAGAGGATGAACCCTTATATATGATTCGGGATGTTACGGAGAGACAATTCAAAAGACAATCAGAACCATCCGTAGTTCCATGTCCATTTAGGCAATTGAATGATTTGACCAATGCTGGTGGATTTCCAGTAGCTTCAGTAAATGTAATCTTGGATAGACCTAAGGCAAAGAAAACATTCTTCATGGTAAACCTTGCAAGAGGATACCTAAGAATGAAGAAATCGGTATTATATATAGATACAGAAAATGGCCAAGAACAAATCATGGACCGTTTCATTCAATCAAGTATCAATAAAACAAAGAAGGAATTATATTCCGGAGATTACGATAAACTCGAGGCTAAGCATTTAAGGAAATTGGCAAGGTTTGGAGTTGAATTGGTAGTTGAAAGAGTACCCGCATTAATTACTGACTGCAATTATATAAGAGAGAAGATATTAACTCTTAGAAGCCAGGGAATTGATATTAAGGTATTGATGGTCGATTATGCAGGTAAGCTTGCATCATTAGCTAAAGATAAAGAGGATTTTGATAGAATCTCAAACGTATATATTGACTTACAGAACTTAGCAGAGGAACTACATTTAGATGTTATATGGACTGCTCATCATATTACAAGGGAGGGTAAGAAACATAGAACTACCAAGTATGATGAGAATGATATCTCTGGTTCAATTGCAATTGTTCGTAATGCTCAATTTATAATGGGTCTTAATTGTACTGAGCAAGAGGAGAAAGATAATATTCTTCGAGTTGAGATTGTAGTACAAAGAGATGGTCTTCCTTCTGGTAGAGCCTTATTTAGGTGTGATGTAGAAAGGCAAAGATGTACAGAGTTTACTAAAGAACAAAGAAAGAATTATGATGAAGTATATGGTAAGAAACTTGAAGAATCTTTTAAGAAAGGTAATCCTGATGCTGATTCCAAGAAAAGAGAAAGGACAACTGGAGATATATAAATGCAAACTCGGTATTCATGATTGGGTAACCGAGCATTGGTGGGAAACCAGACAGAAACCCAGGAAGGCTATCTTTTCAAAGAAAGGCGGTAGGAAGAGGGCTCAGTATTATACTAAATATTGTACGAGAACTTACTGTAGAATCTGTGGTAAAAAGAAAAAGAGAAATGAGAACTAAAAAAGTAGAAGTAGTAAAAGACAGATGGACTGATGGATTGGCTTTGGAAATATCTCACAATGGTTGGCAAACAACTTCCATTAGTAATCTAGATGTTGAGGATTTAAAGAGAATACGAAAAGTAATTCGTAAAGCAATTAGAAACCATGAAAATAACAATAACAAGAGACGGTAATGTATTTAAAGATAATATCTTACTAAAACCCAGATTAATTAGAGGGTATTTAAAAGTCAAGATAGAAGGTTCGACTTATTCAGTACATAGATTAGTAGCTATGACTTATATACCTAATCCCAAGAATAAACCCTGTGTGTGTCACAAAGATAATGATAGGACTAATAATCGGGTAGAGAATTTATATTGGGGTACTTATAAAGAAAATACCCAACAGTGTATTCAAGATGGTAGATTTAAACCAGGAGGTCGAGATATACTTGACGAATTTAGTATCAACTGTTTACTTTATGAGTATAATCTTGGTAAACCCCGGTCGATTCTTAAAAAGAAATTTGGGATTTCTGATTCAGCTATTACTCGTATTATAAATTTAAAGAGTAAACCTAAGTTTGGAAATTATAAGTTTAAATCTATATACCAAGACATTATGAATGATTATCAAGAAGGTATGTTAGTTAGAGATATATGTAACAAATATTCTATAGGGCATACCACTTTAAATAATTACTTACGTAGGTTAAATATAGTTAGGCATAGATGAAAATTACTAATAAATTTAAATCCCAGTTAAAAACCTATTTTATCAAGAGGTTAGGTGCTTTTGAATATCGAAGAGGCTGGATGAAACTCCCAGTATGCCCTTATTGTCATAGGGAATTAAAAATGGGAGTTAACTTATCAATGTATAGAACCAATTGCTTCAGATGTAATGAACATCCGAATCCTTCACAGTTGGTTATGGATATAGAAGGATTCGAAACATATCATGAATTAATTAACTTTTTAAACAGTGGAAAATTTGATGAACTTGAATTTCACGATGAAAAGGTTGAACTTGCAGAAGCTAAGCCTTTGTACTTACCCGATAGTTTTAGACTCCTTAGTATCGGAGATTCACAAATTGCAAGGAGCATTAGAAGCTATGTCAAAGGCCGCGGATTTAGTATCGAAGAGTTATGTAAACATGGAGTTGGTTATGCGACAAAGGAACCTTTCTTCGGGTACCTTATTATACCGTTCTATTATCATGGCCAACTCAGGTATTATAATGCCAGAAAGGTTATCGGAAACGGTCCTCGGTATAATAACCCCAACAAAGATATCACAGGCCTTGGAAAAGAGTTTATCATATTTAATTATGACGCATTGGAAATGTACAGGTCGGTATTCATTTGCGAAGGAGCACTTAATGCTCTCACACTTGGAGATAGGGGCATTGCCACAATGGGTAAAGCTATTAGTGCCTACCAAGTCAATGAGTTACTTAAATCCTCATGCCAAAGATATATTATATTGTTGGACCCAGATGCCAAAAGATATGCAGTCAATCTTGCGCTCAAACTTGTTGCCTATAAAAAGGTCAAGGTGGTGTTTTTACCAGATGGTAAAGATGTAAATGATTTGGGAAGGAAACAAACACTCAAGCTAGTATATCAAACAAGGTATCAAAGTTATCAAGAATTAATATCTATCCGAAACTCTTTGGAGTAAGGATTTCCTATTATATTATATAACTTAAAAATATTGATGATATGAAGATAATCGATTATGTATTTAAAACCTCATTGGTTATAGGGAGTCTTTTAGTTATGGGATATTTCTTTCCAGTTGTAAGTTGGTTTGAAAAACCTCAACCAAGAATAAACATGATTTTTAGATGTGAAATGGTTGATGGCAAAGTTAGGGATTACACTTTAAACTTACCCGAGAACGTAACTTGGTATGTTGGTACTAACCGAGGTTCATACTATGTAAACTTTGGTTCACCTACTAAGAATCTCTATGGGAAAAAATGCCCAATGGATTATAATGAAGGTTGTATTAATGGAGTTTTAGTTTGTAATAGGATAAA